GACTTAACACTATATCGCAATAAAAATGGCTGAGATACTTGGAATCGAACCAAGACTAAGAGTTTCAAAGACTCCGTTGCTACCACTACAACATATCTCAATAAAAGTGGTCGGAGTGACAGGACTCGAACCTGCATAATTTCGTTTCCAAAACGAATCGACAACCTTTGTCACCACACTCCGATAAATGTTTGAGGTGTTGTCACAATGGATTTTTGCGCCAAGAACAAGTCTTGGTGGATACTCTTTCGATTACACATCCATGCTATAGCTCACGTCCATCCCTCTCGGGCCGTTCGGCTTATACACCTATTGGTATAGGTTTCTCAAACTGGCTGAGATACTTGGAATCGAACCAAGACTAAGAGTTTCAAAGACTCCGTTGCTACCACTACAACATATCTCAATAAAATGGTGGGAGCTGTTGGAATTGAACCAACTTCTTCGCATCTTCAGTGCGACGTGAGGACCGCCTTCACCAAACTCCCATAAATTTTTTGATAATGTATATGGTTGGCTTACTCACTCTGCTCAATGCAAAGTGGTCGGACTTTGAACCCGTTACACGTCTTCCATGTGCCGTAAGATTTTAGAGACGAAAACACATACACTATCAAAATTAAAAGTCGCGCCAAGAAAAGTGGCTGTTGGTTATTAACCAACCGTTTCATTGAATTTATGCAACTCATTGTTTCGACCTAAAATGGTAGCCAAGGTGGGACTCGAACCCACAGAATTTAGTTTCTAAAACTAACACGTTTATCCAGTTACGTCACATGGCCATAAAATTATTGACAGAACTTCTACTAGCTTCACATGAGAACTCAACTTTTCTCACGCTTCGTTGCTGCTGGGTTGGTTCACGTTGGACTGCAAGTTGATTTACCAACTATACGACGCCCATTCCATCCTGTCAAAGTGGTGCGGGATGGGAGAATCGAACTCCCGTATCGACATTGGCAATGTCACATTCTACCACTAAACTAATCCCGCATATAAATTGGAGCCGCGTATTGGAATCGAACCAATCTCCATCCTTTTGCAGAGGAGTCATCACAACCAGCTATGTCACACGGCATAAATTGTTATAGGCGAATTCCACTAACGCAATAATTGGAATATCTTCGCTGAATTATAATTCAGAATATTGCGACCTACAAATTGGAGCCAAATGCGGGAATCGAACCCGCTTATCTAGTTTACAAGACTAGCACATTACCATTTATGTTTATTCGGCGTAAAGTTTTGCCTCATGTCAGCTTTTCGGTAAACTGGGAGTCGAACCCAGATATTCTCCTTTATGGGAGAAATAATGCCATTATATCATTCACCACTGACTTCAGCTGCGGTCACTTCGATTGAATTGCAATTCAAAGGAACACCGTCTTGCAAGAATCTAAATTTGGCGGAAAATATAGGATTCGAACCTATGGACCCTTTCGGATCGGGACTTTAGCAAAGTCCTGCATTAGACCACTCTGCCAACTTTCCGTATTATAAATTGGTCCGCCCAGTAGGAGTTGAACCCACAACCATGCCCCTATAAAGAGCGTGCTCTGCCAATTGAGCTATAAGCGGATAAAAATGGTGGCTTATGTCGGTATCGAACCAACCCAGCCCGAGGGCTTCGCATTTACAGTGCGAACCGCGTCCTTAGCGGTATAATAAGCCAAAAAATTTGCTGTACTGCGTATTTAGTGTTTGCTATATATCTTCGGAATGGTTGGAACACCAAACCTAGTACAAATTGGAGCGGGGTGGGGGATTCGAACCCCCACATCAAGTTTGGAAAACTCGTATGCTAACCGTTAAACATCAACCCCGCACTATTACTCAATCTTTTTTGTCCGCCTGAAGAATTTGAAAGGATTTTTTGCAAAACTCTTTCCCAACTTCGACAAACCTTCTAAAATTTCTGGACTGATTACTCCAACTACTCCGTATGTTACGGCTTTAGTCAGACTACTTAAATCTACATTTTCTAATAAAAACCATGTAATGACAGAACATATTGATGCGGCAAGTATTCTTTTAACTTGTTGCATCAGTGTAATCTTTACATCGTCGGTCAGCAATCTTGCTATCATACCCGCTGCTCCGATTATTGCTACAATCCATCCACCGGACAGAAATTCTCCAAGTAAATCTTTATGGTCGTTCATAATTTGATGTGTAAAAATAAATATAATATATACTCACATAACATCAATTATTTTGAAAAAATGGTGGAAGCCGTGGGAGTTGAACCCACACGAATGTTCTCCTTAAGAGGGAGGTGCCCGTCCCGAATAGCTTGACTTCCATATAACTGATTTATTTAGAGTCGGTCAGTAGAACGACTTGAAATTGTTAGGAGAGGCCAACTCAATACGCTACTTGCGTATCTTATTGTTGATCTCTCCAACTTTATTAAAAATAACTTATACTTCGGCCTCACAATAAAGTTACTCACTCTAACCTCAACCCTACCTGAACTTATTGATATTGATTCCCACAAAACGGTCCCTAAATGGGCCGGTGGCTATTTTAGCACGCTTTCTAGGTGCGCTTTTACCTGTCAAAATTGTACTGTGAAAAAACTTTTTGTTGTTTCGCCTTTGCTACTACAACGCTGACCATCTTACTCTTTTATCTTTCGCTGTCAACTATCTTTTCGAACTTTTTTTAACTTTCTCTTTCGCTACCCTTTCTTTTTCTTATCTTCTGTCACCTTGACTCTTTTTTATCTTCTGTCAAACTTTTTCTTACTTACTTTCCCTAAAATTAAAAAACCACCTTCTTTTTTAGAGGGTGGTTCCGGAGGTTTTGGATTTGATTTTTATTTAGAAAATCTTTTCCTCAACCGGACCACCCAACAAGTCGCCTTCATTGGCTCCGAGTGTAGGTTGTGTCGCATTAAAGCGCACACTCCACTTGGAGGTCACGGATTGCGATTTGATTGAATAATGTCTCATTGAATTTGTTATTACTGTTATTTAATAAATAGAACTATGTATGGAAAAAAATGAATTGTCAAACACTTTTTTCGAAAAATATCATCTTTTTTGCATTTTTTTACATAAATCACTTATTATAACAACTTTACATGCAATTCAGTGCTCATAATATCATGAAGAGATATTTGTTAGTATGTTTGATTGCCAAGAGTCGCTTCGACCCTTTTCAGCACATCATTATAATCATGGCCCATCTCATAAGGAGCAGCACGCAGGTTATAAACAGTTTGGCCTGTATATGGAACAACGGCGGTGAGATTGTCGGCTGAAACCTTCAGATGCCACTCGCCATTGATCACTCTGTCTCCTATTACCCAAAGCAAAGCATCGCCTTTCTTGGGTATTTTATTTGGTCCAAAGATAAAACCTTTATAAGTTTTCATTCTTTGTATTTTTCCAAGTAACGGTTACTGATGGTCTTGAAACTCATGCGACCTTTAAGAACTTCGCTGTATGTTTCAACGGTTGGACGCCAAACAATACCTTCTGCGGGAGTGCCGTTGGAATAGTTTAGCTCATTGGCAATGTTCAAAAGATAATTAACATCTCTGGGTGCCATATCATTACTAAACTGAATAACACTAAGTGTTTCAACAACTTTTATATTGTGCTTCTTTCCAAATTCAATCAATTCGTTATGACTAAAATACTTGCCTGTGTCGATGTCATACAAATTGAATAAATGCAGTTCAACTTCTTTGAATCCAAGACGGTTGGCTTGAATACCGGGACCAACCATTTCACCTTGTACACAAAGATTGCGAGATTCACTGCGAAGAATTTCTTCAAGTTTGATCTTGCGAGCCATCTTCCAATGAGCATTGTCCTCTGTTTGCGTCAAATCCAAGTTGCGAGAACACACGCCAAAATCAGCGTCTCTTCGATACGCAGTAAAACTTGTACCGTCCATTTTGAGTGTGCCAACAAGCACAAGATTTTTGTCAATGGCTTCTTGTAAGACATTAGGGCTGGATTGTAAACGAGGTTCATCGGTTTTGTGTAAAAATGCTGGAAAGTTTCCTTTGGCCACACCAGATAGATGTGCTGGAACAAATGGTTCATATTTGGTTACGCCAACCAATTGTGTAACATCTTGACCTACTTCATATTGTCCGTCTGGAAGAATAGAAAGTGGCATGGCAAGACCTTGACTCAATGTGCCTCTCAAACGTATAGTTTTTATACGCAATTGCTTGTTTGGTTCTTTTCTCAAATGATCATTCCATTGTGCGATGGGAAGAACACTATCTATTTCAAAAAAAACACAAAGGTCATTAACTTTGAATTCAGTCTTTAGTGCCACGCATTGCCACCCCAGAATTTTTACACACACAATCTTATCCGCACCGTCAATTGGTAGGATTTCCGTTATTTTCTGGATTGATGCTAATTTACGTTCACTCATAATTGTATTACCATGAACCAAAATAACAATAAGTCAATAAAAAACCCACCGAAAGGTGGGTTTTCGTATTATAGACTTTTTTCTGTAAACAGGTCGTTGTCAACCACTCCCAATTTTGCAGACCTTACATAGTTTGTATATGAGGTTGCAATTTTAGCATTGGCAACTGATCTTCCTGCGTCACTGTCAGCGACTGCAATCGTATTGGCGGCATTTATCCCCATAGCAGCAGATGTTGCCGCTACATTATCAAACGATCCACAGCCAACGAAAGTGAAAGTCCACTTTCCATCAGATTGAAAATGATCAATCATCTTCTTGATACTTGCGCGATCATGCTTGATGGACGAGTTTTCTTCTCCGTCAGTAAAGATTGTCACAATGATCTTGAGATTATCTTCACCGAGCTTGTCACCGTGGAAATCTTTTACTTTTTCAATACCAAGACCAATAGCATCAAGTAATGGAGTGCCGCCCGCTGGTTCATATTGTTCATTGGTCATATCCGTCAATTCTTGTACCTTTTGACCAACCCGAACAAACTTTAAGTCCGTTTCTTGGGTTTTTGCTCCCCCATTCCATCCCCAAGAATTTCCAGTTGCACTGAATTGAAGTTGAGTATTAAGAATGTCCGTGTCGGCATCTACTTCTTTTTTGAGAGCGTTGATATTTTCATTGATCCCTTCAATGGTACGAGAGCGATAAGGATTCATACTGCTTGATTTGTCGATGATTGTTAGTGCGTGAATAATTTTTTTCATATAAAGTTTTGTATTTGATTGTTTATTTTTTAGCCGACCCATCCAGTTGGTGGTTGGCAATATTTGCTACCAAATGCCTGTGGCTTTTTTTCTTCTTCGGTAACTCTTGGACTATCAGACAAATCAATTCCCATAGTTTCCAATGCTTCGCGTGAAGCATAATAAGACACAATCTCGGCAAGAAGTTCTCCTTTATCAAAGTATTCTTTTTTTACTCTGTCGTCCAACTTTTTGCCCCAACCAGTACCAGTGTCAAATTGTTTGTAACTCAACGGAGTATCAAATGTATTTGATATTGCCGATCTGGTATTTAGTCCGAGATTTCTGCTTGTGATTGCGGTTTCGGTAGTAAATGTTGCGGCATTTGTTCCATAACATCCAAGAGTATTGTTGGATGTGGTGTATGTTGCGGCATTTGTTGCACAAGTAGTTGTACCGCCCGTAGAAACATAGTTTGTATATGTTTGCGTAAAACCACTACCTGTTGCATAAGATATTGAATATGGAAATGGATTCCACGGACTCACCGGATATGGTTGCGAAATTGGTTGAGGTTTTGATTTTTCACCAAATACTCTTACACCAATTACACCAGAATTTCTGGCATCTCCGCTTGTTTGTTGTACATAACTCTTGCCTTTGCTTGTAAAAATAAATGCCGCAGATTCTTTGTCGCTGATTCTGTAGCCTTTTATTTCTACACTGCTGTATGGATCAAGAATATAGCCTTTGTTACTGTCTTCGGCTGGTTTGCCTGTAACAACATCCAATCCATCTACCGACAATACAGCCATTACTTTATAGCCATTATCGTTTTTGAGTTTCACGGTATAATTAGTACCATGCCTTGCTTCTATAAAGGAAGTTCCATCTTTAGAATATTCCTTTGTTGCTCGTCCATTTATGCAAACGGACATACCAATACCATGTTTATATGACATATTTCAACCTTTTGTTATTTTAGTTACTAGCACCACAATGGTGACTTCGAAGTATAACTATGTTTCAAATATTGAAATTGTCAATATATAATAAAGAAATATTTCTATAAATACTCCGACTCTAACAATTCTTTCAAAATATCTCCATGACATCTTTGTGGCTTGCAATAACACACGAGGTTTATGTCACTTATCTTTGCTTTGTCGGCAATCTTTTGCAGTTCATGTCTAAATTGTGCATTATATTGCCGCTTGGCATTCAAGTATGTACAATATGCATCCACTGCTTTATCTCGTGTATATTCACTGCCAATCACATATGGATTTCCAAATGCAGAGCCGCGACCAATATAAATATCATTTGGTGTTGGAGTGTGTTTGTATTTGTTTACGACAGTAATCACAAGGTTGTATGTTTTGTATAATACTTATTCATGTAAAATACTTTACCGAGTGGTGAGTTTCTCATTGGTTTTATATCTATCATCGGTGTAATAAGCATTGGAATGTATGGAGCATATACATATCCAGTCTCCATAAACCGCTTTCCTTTGAAAGCCAATAATGTCGGCTTGGGTGGTGCCGACAATACTCTCGCTACTATAACAGGAGCCGCTGCCAACCCAAACAATGTTGTTAGAAATCTACGACGATTCATATAGTTTTATGTGCTAACATTTCGTCTATTATAGATAATATTCGAGAACACCAGTCATATATTTCTTGCCAATGTTCAATATCATCGCCGGGGTCCGAAGATTCCGCTGCACCCGGAACTCCAATGTGTCTATATATGTTTGCATCGCGCATGTCTTCCACAACGTTATTTCTTGTTTCTTCTATCGACTTTCGTGCGCTTTCGGTCAAGGGGGTGCTTCCTTCTCTAAGCTTTTTTAGACCGACATTCCATCCGGTTTCAATCTCATTGTACATTTGGTCAAGTTTAGATTTCATATTTTTGCGATTAAGTTTTCAATATCATTTAGTCTTGCCAGAGATTGTACCCATTCTTTAGGTATTGCAGATTTTCCATAATATGCCCCCAAGATTCCTCCACACACGCTCGCAGTCGTGTCCGTGTCTTCTCCCATATTTACTGCCATCAACACACTGTCTTTGTAAGATGGACTATTGAATGCTGCCCAAACTGCCGCTTCCAGTGTGTGTAGACAATACCCATCAGACTTTATATCTTCTAGGTTGTAATCTGAGATGTGCTTTATCGAACTCAATAATCTATCAAATTCTTTTGGTGCGAATTTTTCAGTCAATGAGCAAGTATACAAGTGAGCCTCCGACAATGAACATCCACTTAGAATAAGAGAAATCAACATTGTATAATAAGTGCAGGCAAATGCCGATATTTCATGTCCATGGGTAAGTGCAGACCATTCTCCACAGAGTTTATATAACTCTTCCGGTTTTGTATGCTTTGAATCCACGAACAGAGCAAGTGGCGCAATCCTCATTAATGCGCCATTTCCGTTGCTTTGTGGCGTATGGGGGGCGGAAGGCTTACCGTGCTGCATAAAGCCCGCTATTGCGTCTGCTGTGGTGTTTCCAATATCAAATGCGTCGCCGTGTGCAGTCCAATATCCCTCGTTGACCCATTTCACGAACTTTTTCAATGCTTCGACCGGTGGTTCCTTGTTTATAAGCGTCTCCAATGTTATAAGAAGTAATGAACCATCATCCGACCATGTTCCTTTTGGTTGAAAATGTGTGCCAAACGAACGCATGTCAACGACGGGATTTTGACGCAAAACTTCCCGTGGACGAAATTCTACCGGTACTCCAAGTGCATCGCCTACAAGAGAACCTATAATTAGTCCACTTACATTGTCTTTATTCATAACCATTTCTTCACTTCTTTGTCGTTTTTATATCCACCCTTTTTGGCAACAGATTTGATTTCTTTCAATTCTGCTACCTTGATTTCATCTGCCATCACGTTTATCGGATGCATGTTATAAAACTTGCCTTTATCGGTGAGATAAAAGTTGCCCTTGTCAGTTTCCAGACGAACAGTTGTGTTGTCTGTGAAGAATACAGCGTCGTTGATTTTCATTGTAGTTCTGTCACGACGCCTTTTAGCGTTGGTCCTTTTTCAACTGTAAGCCATTCAGTGATTTTGTTGCTGTCAACTGGCTTTCCACCATTTTTAACATTTACTGCCACAGTGATATGAGGAATTTTGTTTTCACTATGAAAACCAACAACACGCACAGCAACAGCCTTGTCACTCATTCCATAATGAGTGATTTCAAGGTTTTGTTCTGTGCCAAGATATTGTTTAACAAACTCGGGAGTGCCGCCAAACTTTATTGTCATATGATGACAAATCATTTTCCAACCATTGTCACGAACAACAATGGGTAATCTAACGCCATTGATTTTGATATTTTTATCTGCCCATGCTGATAGAGCAAGTTGAGATTTTTCGTCTAATAATACTGCTGAATACATAATTTTATTTGGTTGAATTTAAAACTTTGCTGATACACGCGGCGAAACAAATTTCCTTGTCTACAACCTGTGCGTCTTGGAACTGGCTGTCGGCCAGAATAACAACAACTTCCACGACATTCTCGGGTGCATATACTTCAACTTGTTCGTACATATATGTATAAAAATCGGAATAACTTTTGATTGAATTATTCGCCATCAATTGCCGAATGTCCGTGAACGCCCGTTTCGTATCTTTATTCATCAAGTGTGCCAGTAGCTTCGTTTTAAGGTCGCCCTGCGCAACATCCTCCGTTGCCACTTTCAATTCGCCGCTAATCACATTCCGCTGGGCTGTGTTTATCACCGCCCGGATATCTGGGTAATGAGATTGAACGATTAACGCGATGTCCTTTTTCTCGAACTTCACATTTTCTGCGGTCAATATTCTTAATAGCGTCATCGCCACTTCGTTTTTCGACGGTGGAGTAATTGAGAATAGTTGGCAGCGAGAAATAATCGGGTCAACTATTCTCTCGTGATGGTTTGCGGTTAATATAAACCTAGTATGTTCACTGAAAGTTTCCATCGTATTACGCAAACCAGCTTGACCGGCTGGAGTAAAATAGTCGGCCTCATCCAATATAATAATCTTCAAATTGTTGAATCCAATTGTAGACGCGAAATTCTTGATTTTTACGCGAACCGTCTCGATTCCATTTTCATCCGATGCGTTGATATACATTACATCACATTTGATGCTGCTAGCAATTAGTTTTGCTAATGTCGTCTTGCCTGTTCCCGCACTTCCATAAAACAACAGATGTGGAATATCATTATTCGCGATATATTGTTTTATTTTTGCTTTTAGTGTGTCGTTTCCAACATATTGGTCAAGTCCAATAGGTCTATACTTCTCCACCCAGAGAGTATGTGCTACTGGAGATTGTGCAGTTTCGTCTATTTCTATAAAACTCATATTATTTAATCGCGGTCTTTAACAAATAGTAATCGGCAACATAATCTGCGCACGTGAAATTCACGTGTCCGATTCCGTCGGTGTTGATTTTCAATACACTTGGCGTTCCACGGTTTCTTAACAAAATATCCTTGAAATAGTTGGCATTAAAGGTGATATCCTTCTTGGGAGCGGGCACTCCGACTGGTGTTGCCACCAACTTAATCCTATTGCTATTGATGTTACTGTGTCCAACGATTACTTCGACCGCTCCCTTGTCATTCATCATTATGGTGAATGTTTCGGCCTCCAACAGCGCGGACTTAGCCCGAATGAATCTTTCCATAAAACTATCATCCAGTGCAAGTTCCAAGTCGAATACAATGGTGTTTGGAACACTCACTGTTCTGGGGATAACCGACAAATCGGCCAACATATACAAAGATTCTGCTGTCTTGTCCTTAAAAGAAAAACTTACATTTCTTCCGTTTACCTTGTCGATTCCGATATTCAATGTGTCATCGAAAATACTCAGCATCTTTTTGAGTTGTGCAGTATCATGGACTGCATATTCCCCGGCCTCGATTGGTAAATTTTTGTATTCGATGCATCCGGCCAAACTTTTATCGTCGGTCACAATTTTAGCTTTTAGGTTGGTTCCGTCAGAAACCAACTTAACTTTTTCTACCGTGCCGGATAGATTATATAGCTCAATAAAACGTAGTAGGCTGCTTTTTTGCATAATAAATATTGTTCGATGTTACATTTCCAAGAACGTTTGTCAACGTTAATCGTCAAATGTGAAAAATTGTTGAACGGCCTCAATTTCGTCGCAATAAAAATCCCAACGCAATGCTTCGTAGAATGCTTTCAATTTCTTTTCCAATTCCGAGTTCCATATAGCTTCTCGGTCGATGTATGTCAAAATAAAATCCATTATTACTTGTGGGTCTTTTCCGTCATCTTTGAACGCCATACCATTCAACCCAAATGGATTGTCTCTGAGATAAACCCACTTGATTTTTCCTCCGCTCAATATCGGCTCGGTTCCACCCTCATTATAATTCTTCAACATGTCGTTATATGCAAGTGAAGCTTTACATTGTGCCGTGGCCCCATACACAAACTGGAATGGCTCCCGGCTTGGTGGATTAAAGTTTGTCTTAGCGGCAGTATTTGAGATGAATCTAACGGATGTATTTTTTGCCACGTCCTCTAAATTGAATGATGGCATTGTTCGCTTGAACTCCAATACCTTAGTGTTTAGAGCCAAATTAGTAGTACCTTTGAGAATATCGGACAATACAGAACTCATGAAATCTCGGAATTTCCTCGGATAAGACGACCTAACAACGTCTAGTCCCTTGATTTCAATGTCGTCCATGTCTTTGCTTTCTTCCATGTTATACACTTTATGCATGGCATAACGCTTTTTAACAACCCAGAAAGCGGACTGTGCCACAACATCGGCGGCGATTTTGATTCGATTGTCGGTCGAGTTGAACATTCTCAACATCATGACGACGTAAAAATTATTTAAATCCGCCTCAACTTCTTTGATAGTTTTAATTGCGTACGGTTTAATGTCCACAATTTTGTCATGTATTGCCAGCGAGTTTATGTCCAAGTACAATGAGTCGGTATCAATGTAAACTACATAGTCCTTGTCTGTACTATTGCAACGTTTATTGAATTTACCATTTACGTACTTCGCCGAAGTTTTAATGATATCTTGCCCAGTTAATGTAACTGCGGCGGCATTGTCTAAGTCGTAAAATCTAAACACAGACAATCCCAATACACCATACAGAGAATTCAACAGAATCTTCTGCACGTGTTGTCGCCTCTTCCAGAAAACGTAGTCAGCCTTATCCTCCGGTGAATTACTTTTCTTCATGCGATTGCTCGCGTCTTTCATCTTGGTTTTAAACTCCAGACGTTCGGCGAACCACGTTTTCAAAATATCGGGAATACAACCGAGCTTGTTTTGATCGTAAACTACGCCGTTTGAACTCACAGATAGATTGTTCTCCGTCACAATTTCCGAGAACTGTGCGTATGTATATGGGTCACCGGCAAATTGAATTGTATCGGCAGACTTCTTGATTAATTTCTCAGGACTCCACTCGGCTATAACATCCAGCTTTGTCTCGGGCGAAATATTCAAACTCATAATAACCGATGGATACAGCGAATTGATGTCCGCGCTACAAATCCAATCGTATCTACCGGGGATTGGGTCTTTTACATAAGCACCCTCAAATCCAACGTCGTCGTCATCATCATCTCCGTCGGAAATTGCTAAATCGTCTATATCTTCTTCGGACTTTGGTCGTTTGTTTGGTGCAACCAAATGCTTTCTCCTAAGATACGTTAGCAACGCGCCTTCCAAGAATTTGGACGACACATGAAACTCTTCATAACCCACGTGACATACGTGACAAATCGACATCGCCAATTCAATAAATTGGAGAGAATCATTCAGTCGTTTGATTAACACAACGTCGTGTAAATTATACTCGATGAATTTTTTAATGTCTGTGCGTTTTAAGCTATCAAGCGACCCTTGATACACAATCTTTCCCTCTTTCAACTCCTCTTTTGCGACGGTATCTAGTCGATAGTTTGGTAGGTTCTTTCCGCTATACTTTTTATATAGAACAAGATAATCCAGACAATTGACTCCGGCAATCGTCATCTTGTCTTTATATTTATTGAAATAGCAAACATTGATAGGAGATAAACCATTTTTTGCGCCATCTCCTAACACGGCGTCCAATCGAGCCGATAGATACATGAAGTCAAATCCATCAGTATTCCACCCAGTGGCAATCGTCGGGTTCACGCTGCGCCATCTCTTAAGAAACTCCGTCAACAGTGACTGCTCAGTTCGATATCCTAAAATATTAATATTTCCGGTCACTTCGTCCGCCACAACGTTTTCCTCGTCCAAAACAAGACAGTAATACTTGTCGTTCGCATCATCCCTCAATGCAATAGCGGTGATTTTTTGCTCCGGAATTTCTATGTTGGGATATCCTCCGGTGGAATCCGTTTCAATGTCCAAAATTGCAATCCGGTGATTTATGCTCATTTCATCACTGTCGGTGTACGCATCAATCAGAACGCGGGTATCCCACGGAACGTCGGATTCAAATAATGATGGGTCTTTGAAATTATACTTCTCTACCCGGTCTAGCTTATCGCCATAAATCGACATATACTTCCCATTTTGGGAACGTTTATATGCGTATGGCTTGTGTTTAAAATTTACATATCCATTTATATCGTCCCATAGATGAACAATGCCGGTCTTGTGCTCGCAGTAAATAGCTTGGTACATATTGGAACAGTTTGACTCGGTGTTATACCACGGAAACCGCATCAAATCCCTCAGAACGAGTCGGGGCGTGTAGCTTAGATGCTTGCTTGTCGATAACCCACTCCGGAACTTGGCGCAAACGAGAAGAATTTCTCTGTTTAGCGACATTGACTGGCGTATCTACAAAATAAGCATTGATGAGCGCCGAGTTGGCTTTGCCAATCTCGACCCAATCCTTACGGTCCTTGATAGACAGACTGGTCGCGTCGATAATAACATTCTTTCCCTCCGCCAAATACTTCGCGACGCGGTCCTTGGCAACGGAAAATACTCGACCATTTTGGGTCTGGTCTTGTGCATCTCCGCTCAATTCCACGCGAATTGCATCGGTCTCGACCAGTTCGGCTGAAAAGTCGGTCTTCAACTTGTTGGAATAGGTGCTCTTTCCAGAGCCGCTAATTCCTACCATAACAAATAAATTGGGTTTCATATACCCATCTTAGATAATTTTTATTAGATGTCAAGAAAGTTTCGAAAATACCCAGTCGCGCTTGATGGTTTTTATATGAGAAAATCCCAACTCTCCGAGCAGTTTTACCGTATTTGCGTCGGAATGTCCATACCGCTTTCCCAACCCCTTTAACTCCAATACAACAATAGGATTACTTCGCAATAAAGTAGCTTTTGCTCCCAATATCGCATCATGTTCACTTCCCTCCACGTCCAGTTGTATAAGACTAACTTCGGACAAATTTAAACTATCTATAGTTATTCTTTCTGTGTCCGCCCCATCTTTAACTTGGTGCGCTCCAACATTATTCGGTTTCAGTCTATCTATTGATACTTTTCCCGGAATTGCTCCAAGCGCGCAATTTTTTGCATGTATATTATTTATACCGACCAAATTTTTTTCAAGGGCTTGCCAATTTTCCAAGTCGGGTTCAAATGTGTACACCGAGTCGAATATAGTAGATAGCTTTTTTGGCCAAATTCCGAGATTTCCTCCCGCTTGGATACACACCCGCTTGGTCTTGCAAAGGTTGGCGAGTTCATCGACGGCCTCGACTTCTTTTAACACCGCCTGAAAGCAGTGTGTATCTATTTCAGGAACCCACCAATTATTTTTTAATATTATCATAAGGAATTTGAGTTTGTTGCCATGGTCTGGGTAATCCGTGAAATATCACTATTTTAGTTTCCGGTGGTATTGGTTTACCTCTGAGATGTGCTTTATAACTCATAATATTGTTTGGCAATATATCTTGATAATACGCAGCTCTGGTTTTCCCAAGTTGTGCATATATAAAATCTTGGTCTCCTTTGTATAATTTAATATATTTCTCGGGAGACTCCAGAAATGTTTTATATAACTCACTCATATCTCCACGCCACGACATCACACTTGATTGCATTGAGTGTGGGTCTTTCTTCCCGATGAAAACATCTCGTAATATACAGAATTCGGGGACTAACATTTTTTCTACTATAGAATCTAAATTATTTATTATAATAGTATCCAAGTCAAAATAAATGACTGGTCCCGGTATTTTAAAAAGTTCCAATTTAGACCACCAACCGGACCAGCCGTCGGTGAGGGGGATTCGCTCAACTCCACATTCTACATCCGATAAACATACGAACGAATGTTCGACCGATAAATGTTTTTTTACGGACGCTTCTAGAATAGCGACATGTGAAGCATTATAATCTCCACCCGACCTTAATACAGATGCTATTGTTATCATAATTAGTTAAAATTTACCTTGGCATTATATTTGGCACACGCCTTTATTATACTCTCAATCAAATCATCTTTCCGCTGCCCGTCCCAATTGTTCTTAAATTTTACTTGTTCTTTTGGTAATATATCTAATACGGTCTGGTGATATCCATTTCCTTTTCCTATCCCATACAACTCAAATTGCTTCACATTTTCATATTTTAATAAATATCCCACTGCCATTCCAGCCGAGGTATTTGCTCTCTCCGGTGTTGGCAAATCGGGGTTCTGGGGCTTCCATGTGAACAAATTGTAGATTATAAAATTTATTGGTTTCCCCGGAAATTTATCAACTACTCGCTTATAAGTTATATCGGCGCGAGGAATTCCTTGTACGTGCGGATGCTCGGGTATTGCTATGTTTTTAACATGGTTGAACTTTTCGTCGGCCATTCCTTCCAACCCTTCTACATCGTTTGCGAAAATATAGTCCAATTCATCTATAAACATAGCCCCGTGGTTGATTCCAACCAAAATGTCGTTTGGAAAATCTGCCCTTTTTATCGACTTTGCCGTGGTGCCTTTTCCTACTATGTGCGCAGTCTTCATATTTTTTTGTCGTTTGGATTAATCTTGGCGGTCAAATTGTTCCCGTGAACCGTCCATTTAACAAGTCCACTAGGCAAATCTTTGACAACTGGGACGTGTTTCCAGTATTCATTATGTTTAAAATCCATTATACCGCGAACTTTTAATTTTTGACACAGGCTCAAAAACATAGAAGTTTTAAATGGGCCGTATTTAGTCATTGAGTATTCGTGTCCGCTGCTTATTTCATATTTGGTTGGCTGGGCCTGTATTAGAAATGTATCGCAAAGTTTCGATTCCTCCAAATAACATTTCTGAATGTCGTCAATATAACTGTCGGCCATCCAGTCGTCGCAATCGTGTCGAGTTTGAATCTCGGCACCAGTATTCATTAGCAACTTAGAAAACTCCAATAGTGACCCGCATACGCAGGTTATTATATGCACACCAGAATCTTTAAATGCGTTTTCTATTACATCTTTATGTTGGGGGTGTATCATTATGTACACAGAAAAATTTTTGTTAGTTTGTGTGGATAATGATGGTATGTATACGGACCGCATCACCGATAAATATTTATCGAATAATATCGAGTCTTCAAAACTACATCTTGTTGCTATAATGTGCTTCATTACAAGGTATCAAATATATATATCATTCGCGTTCCGATTAAGATTGTTCTGGCCGGTAAGTTTCCTGTCCATTTTGCAAATATAGTCTCGTCTAAATTGTTATGAAAATCTAATGGGTCGGCGGTTTTCCACTTATACGGAAAGCTTAATATTGCCGACTTTGCAACTCGGCGAACTTCGTTGAAGGCTTGACCTTGTTTGTTGTCTAGGTGTTCCCACACTTGTAAAGAAATAAACAAATCGAATGTTTTATCCTTGAATGGCCATGGAGACACTCGACCATCATGTTTTACAGTAGGAGAAAACTTTTGATGTATATCCATAGTCGTGCCGTCGACAAATATAGGAAATCCTGCGGCCCCAAGCTCCAACACGCTACCGGGATTCATTTTTTCGGCTTCTTGTCCAACAACCGAGTAATATGGCCATCGGCCATCGAAATAAGGAGTCTCGGCCAACTGTTTTATGTATTGTTCGTGTGTATTTAATTTCATAATTTTCCGTCTTCGTTTCTACCATTGAAATAATTTAGTATTGCGGAGTATGTTGCATCGGTTACATTTTTTATTTGAACAATTCCACGTTTGTTGATAGAAATACATTTGTCCCAGTTAATTTCTGCCGATATGGTGTGCCTGTCAACATATGATCTATTTTTTCTATCTCCGTGCCAAGAATGCACAATTTCTCCTTCTATACACGAACAAGATTCCTGAGCCCATGCTTGGATAGAGTTTTTCCACATTTCGTAGGGTTTGAATTTTTTTGCTGCCCCGGACGCTGACGTTGCGGATGTGTTCTTCGAATTTCTATATATTGTGTACAATAATACAGTATCTCCTCCTCCCATAATAGAGTATGGATATAGCCCTCCGCCATTTCGCCATAAATCTCTTTGCGCAGCCAACGCTGCGCCGGGGGTTCCTATATATTTACCGACCGCCGTTTCCGCCATAGGCCCACCAATCTTCATAAGAGAAGGTATTGTGGATATTTCCTCGCCGAACCTATCGGTAAATATTTCTTCTGAAAACATTTGAACTACTCTCGCGGAGTTGAGTTTATCGGATGTTTCTCGATACCAGTTTCTATTTTTAAAATATATATCGTGATCTATCCACGCAATCTTTTTGTACTTATCGGGGATGAATTTCTCGGCTAAATTTACACACGCCTCTTTTTGAAAACAAACGTTTTCTTTATTTACCCTAACCTTAATCCAATTTGGGTATCGTTCAGTGACAAATTTTCCGGTCAATGATAGTTCAACGCCATAGAGTGGTATATTTTCAGACTCCATCTCTAATATAAATCTATTCAAATTCCTAACTGGCGATTCGAACCCTGCCCAATTAAAATGGACAGCTACGACCGCCATGTCTTTTTGCCATTGATTTATGTTGCCGGATAAATTCCCGTCCTCTTTTCTGGAATTAAAGTATAACAATATTTCTTCGTAGATACTTCCGGGTACATCTTTAATTTTTATTATACCATTGCAATCCAAAACTACGTGCTTATCAATATCTATTTTTGCTACAATTTGATTACGACTCCCGTATCCTCTCTCAAATTTATCCCCATGCCACTCATGAATAAACTTGCCCTTGACGTACGAAATTTCATGTTTATTTACATATAGCTGGATTTTCTTTTTCCACTCCAAATATATCCCAGCGGTCGGCTCAGTATTGCCGTCATAAATATTATAAATAGTATTTACTAACAGAGTGTCGCCAGCCCCCATAAATGAATGACAATAAAGTCCACCGTTCTCCCAAAAACTTCTCTGTGCGGCCCACGCTCCTCCGGGATGTCCAAAATATTTCGGTCCAAGTCTTGGTCCTCCCGCCGCCACAATTCCACTTATTGTAGAAGTTATCTTTCCAAATTTGTCCGTGTCACTTCCACTCTCGTATAATTGAACAAGCTTGTATTTGTCCAACTTTCTGGACATTTCTTGATACCAGTTTCTATTCGTGAAATGCAAATCTGAGTCTATCCACGCTATTTTTTTATAGCATTCCGGAACAAGTTTCTCCACCAAATTTACACATGCCTCTTTTTGAAAGCATACATTAGTTTCATCCACTCGGATATGTTTCCAATTTTCTCTAGTCCGGGTTACGAAAGTATCGGTCAATGATAGTTCCACTCCATATACAGGAATTCCTTCCGCTGCCATTTCGTCCAAGAATCTATTTAAATTTCTTACGGGATTTACATAGTTTGTCCAATTGAAATGACAAGTAATTATTGCGACGTCTTTTATTGCGATAGAAATAGAATCAATCTCCGGAGGATGCCACAGATGAATTCCTTTCGGCTGTCCCACTTCTACGCTATATCCAAGCGATGCAATCTTCGCTGACAGTACCTCATCTTCTTTTGCCCAGCCAAATAAAGTTTCGTCCATGCCGCCGATTTCTATAAATTTATCTCGGTTGAATATAAAAGATAATGCCCCATACAATGAAAGATATTCAGCGGTCACATCCTCGTACGAAACCGTCAAGTAATTTCCGGAAATGATTTCCTCGGTATCTTTGGCAAACAATTTTTTTGCGGCTGAGTAAGGTTGAATGAAATCTCCCGCTGGCAATTCGTTCAGAGCCTCGCTAAATTTCATGTAAAAATCTGCGTCGTTCGCCCATACATATTTCGTAGATACATGATTCTTAGTTGCCCAGTTTATTATTCCGGTCTTGTGTATTTTCTCACTGGGATGTTTGTATATCAAATGTCTAACCCCAGAATTCTCTCCGACCAAATTTGTTATACTTGAGGTACCATTCGCGGTTTGTTCCGCTACTATTACCTCACACCCGGTCTTGAGAATATACGGCAAAATAAATTTTAAATTATTTATCCTATGCTCTTTTAAGTTGAATATCGGAATTACAAATGTAATTTCTTTTGGATTAATCATAACATTTAGTAAAAATTTATGGAAAAATCATATAGCCGCCCGGTGCATATCCCATCAGTCCACCATATGTCGGCGTTACTGTGGGAGTTGGAGTTGGTGTGTGAGTTGGTGTTCTCGTCACGGTGTGTGTGGGCGTGACCGTGGGAGTATTAGTAATTGTGGGCGTGACGGTCGGGGTCGGGGTTAATGTCGGGGTGGGTGTGGGAGAATACGATACAGTCGGAGTGACCGTCGGAGTAACTGTCGGAGTGACCGTTGGCGTCGGCGTCGGAGTTCTAGTTGCCGTGAGCGTTGGAAATGGTGTGGCGGACGCTCTTGGCGTGTGAGTTACCGTCGGAGTAACCGTGATTGTCGGAGTAACCGTGATTGTCGGAGTAACCGTGGGAGTAGTTGTCGGAGTAGTCGTCGGGGTTACCGTTGGTGTGGTAGTAGTCGTCGGAGTGACCGTCGTTGTAGTTGTGACCGTCGGAGTAACTGTCGGAGTAACCGTTGGCGTCGGCGTTGTGGTTGGAGTAGGAGTTTCCTTTGGAATGAACGCCGCCTTGTTGCTCAATAATTCCCAGCCGGTGAGTATTCCAAGATTGCTATTTTTAATGTATAGATATGTTGACTGGTCGTATTCTACTAATTTTTCATCCGCTTCTGTTCGCAAATATGTCGGGGTTTTGTATGCTTGAAATTCAACCGTATGCCAATTATCATGCGCACTTCCAGAATAATTTATCTTATAAAAATTACCATTCTTGTAGAATAGAGTTCCCTTTTGACCATCAATTAGCCCGTCCGGATTACCGGCGAAATTTGTATTAAATGGTAGGATTATGCTCATAGACCACTATAATTAGTGAACTGCCTTACTTAATCGGCAATTATTTGCCAGATTCACCCGAAGAATCTTCGGTTTCTACGGGACGACCGTGGGCCAATGTCGGTATTGTACAGTTTAAAAAATCTCCCACAACGCCCGTGATAGCCAATCCTATAAATGTAGCCAATGTTGCTATTATAATAACAAAAAAGAATTGGTATCCCATGTCCCAACTCTTCACCATAGACAATATATCAATAATCATATACATTATATTACTTGTTTATTTGCGTTAGTCAACTAAATCTTACACTTGACTATTCTTTTTTTCATTAACTATATTTCGTTTTTCTGTATCATCCAGTGTCCACGACAAAGTTATAGGCATAATATGTTTTTTCCACTGTCCGTTCATTTCCCGTTTAAAATACCAGATTATACATTTGCTATGTTTGCCTTCTCGAACTGCCTTTGCTATGCCTTTAATCGAACCTTTAACAAGTTCATTGCTTCCATACGACACAGGGGTTCCCATATCTGAGTCATATAATACTTGTCGGTCTTTCATATCAAACCAATAAAATTGTTTTTCATTGAGACTCCAATCGTTTTTCAATTTTGGTATTTTAAAATTGCCTTTTCCCATCATGAAATTGGGTGGTGGATTTTTTTGCATTTCATTTGGTTTTGCTGGGTCAAGTTTCCATCCATCGTTGTTGTTCATGACATAATCCAAAACATAAAACGCACGGCGCTTTCCAACTTTAATTTTTTCGGCCTCTGCAACGAGTGGCGCATCTACTTTATTTATTTGTCCATAAGATACAGGGTCTCCCATTCCAGAGTCATATAATACATAATGACCTTTTCCCATATTGAATTTGTAAAATAAATCCTCGTTCAATGGTATCTTCTTGTACTGCACTGGTATTTTGTCCATGCGTATAAATAGAAAACCGCCGACAAATTTCTTGTCGGCGGTTTTCGGTTGTAATAACGTTATTTTTAAACAGTTGGCGTATGTTCGGACACTGTCGATGCTGTGGCGGCGACCGTTGCAGTTGCTGGCACCACCGCCTTCTTCTTGTCGGATGTGACATCCCCCACCGAGACGGTGGACTTCTTATCGACCAGTTCGAGGACTCCTGCGGCCTTTGCCGCATCGAGAACTGCCTTGGACGGGTTCGCCTTGGTGTACACCAGCTTTGGACGGCCAATGACCGGCTTAATCTTGCCGATGGCCACCAACTTGTTATCGGCCTCGGCCTTCTTGAGCCGGAACCGGAGAGTAATTGCTGGGATTACCGCAACTCCTCCGACTTTTTGCCACATTTCATCAATGGTGAAATGTCCTTCGGGCCATTCGATGTTAATGGGAGTTTTCTTAGTTTTATTTGTTGTATTTGGCATAATTTTATTGTTTATGATTGTTTATAATTGCTTACTGGGTGACTTCGTTATCGCAATATCCGTCGGAATATCCGTCGTGGAATTCGTCCGTTTCATTTCCGTCAAGTGAAAACTGGTATTCTTTTCCAGACAGAATGTCGTCGGACCCCAACTTGTAACCAATACTATATTCACTGTTGGAGTCATCGCCCTCGGTCTCGTCGGTGTAATCGTCGGTGTAATCGTCTGCATTGTCAAGTCCGCAGTTGTCCGAGCATCCACAATCAGAATTATCGTAATCGGGAGAAATCTCGACGGCGTCGGCGGTGTAAACCACCTTGTCCAATTCCTTCACAATGTCGGTAATTTGAGAAACAACGGTGTATTCGCATACCCGCATCTTCGTGTGCCCTTCGTACTTCGGCACAGAAACAACATTCTTAGGATTAACCTTGACAATCAGAAGTCGATTGCCATCGGCGGCACGCACTTCACCCTTGGTAAAGTGACCATATCCGACCACATAATCCAGCGCCCCGACGTGCAGTCCTTGAGAACAATCGACGCCATAATTATCATCAACCATATTTCGTGGCATTGCAACGACCTTGCCGATAGAATTGTCAAACTTACCGCTGTAGATATCGGTATAGTTATTTTTCACGGCCTTGTACGCGAGAAAACAGCCGTCCTCGGTGATTGGCAATCCATAGTTCTCCAAAAACCAATAAGTTTCGTTAACCGAACGCGCCGATGGGTTTTCCATCAAGTTTTCGAGAAACTTCATCATATGGTCGAACTTAAATCCTTCCGTCATCATCTTCAAAATGCGGTCGGTGAGAGTATTATGTACAACAAATCCATTCACAAAAATTTGTCCGTTGATGACGGCAATGCGATTGCCAGAATACTGGGTGACTGCCTTTGCAACATTCACCAGATTCTCGATCTCGTCGAACTCCCCCGCCTTGATTGCGGCGATAATCTTGCTATAATTAGGGTGGTCTGTTGCCACAGTAAGACACTCGCTCTTAAGATAGAGTGTTACGGAACCATTCGTCTTGATGACGTACGGGATATTAGTTTTAGTGTTGCTCATTTTTAGTTTTTATTGCTTAACGTTGAATATATTATGTGTCGCTTTGTTATTTGTCAATCTTATTTTAGGAATTTTTGTCGATAAAGTTGATGATTTTCACAATCCCATGTGTGACATTGGAATAGTCGGAAACAATGTCAAAAACGCCCATGTATTTTTGTTCAATGTCGGCCTGAAACTTTACGTAATCAAATCCACATTTTGCGTGAGACTTGGACTCGACCCCAAATATTTTATAAAACATGATAGTTTCGTGCGAAACTAGATTCAGCTTTGTTGAATCCAAATATGCTCTCATAAAATCCTCTAACATTTTCCGGGTGGAAACGCGAGCGATATTTGCGAGTTCGGACTTACTCCGAATAAGTTTGTTATACAAACTAGAATAATTATGGGCATCGCTTGTGTTCGTTGCGCGATAATATTCGTCTTCGTATTTTGCCTTATCATTTTTCAAGACCTTAGCAACTTCGTCGGCAACATTAATCCACGTACCAACCTTCATCAGATGAAGATTCTTTCGATTGATGCCAAAAACCGCGATTTCCTTGCCATTCAATTTATTATCCACGAACGCAGAAAGAAGTGGTGTCATAACATCACTAATATTTTTACCATTCCACATAGCGTCAGAGTACAAAAAATCGACGTAATAATAAGTATTTTTCGAATCAATCGCTTCGGCGCGAGATGCCCTGTATGCATGCGGAGTACGATTCTTAATCGGTTTGATGAATTCGGCCAAGGAATAATAAAAGATTTCATCAGTAGTCGCCGTACGAGCTTGGCGAGGGGTGGCGGGTGGCTTTGGAAGAGTTTCGATGTTGACTATGGATGCATCATTCCAACCGAAATATTTCTGGTGTGCAAAAAATGTAGCAGCATTGTTAGACAAATCAGTAACTGTGTAGCAGAGTGGAATCGCACCCGTCGGATACTTGGTGTTGAGATAGTGGCGAACTCGCGCCTTTTTAATGGAATCAGAATTCGTATAAAAAATCACAATCTCCTTCCCATCAGCGTGTGGACAGTAGGTACCAGTCCGCTTGAATTTTCCATTGATTCTCTCCAACAGGTGAAGTTGAAAAGGCGCAAGGACACTTGACGCAGTCAGTAGGCCGAGTGCGCTATGCACCCGCGATACATTATCGTTGGGTGAATCAATCGTAACGCCATTGTAAGAGATTGAAATGTCGCCAATAAAATTCTTGATGTTTGTATACTTGTTGTTGTACCCATTATATTTATTGTGCAATTCCATTGCATTCCATCGACTGGTCGGAACTTCCACGGATTGTTTAACTTGCGCCTTCAACTCTTCGATGGCACGTGTTGCTGCTTCCAGCAACTTTTCTGCCGTGCTATTACCATCCTCATATTGAAGTTGTTCCTTATTTGGTGCGACTTCAATATCACCGATGTCAAAAAAGAAATCGAACCCGCCGTAACTAAATGCGTTTTCTACGCCGGGAATGTAGCCCTTGGCAGACGCAGCATAGATGGCAGACCGCATCGCTTGATGAGAAACCGGATAGCAATAATTTCCCATGAATGCATTACACGAGCGATTAGTATAATAACCTTGTGTATTGCGATACCCCCAATTCTTGCCTTCATAAAGATAAACTCGCGGAGCAAATTCGATATTTGCGCCGACAATTTTTGGACGGTGGCGAAACGGTTCGTAAGCTCGGGTAATTTTGTCAATCCACATCGAAATTTCGGCAATCTTAACACCAAACTTAACTTCCAGCCCATTGGGCTCGGAAGATTGTTCGGTGATGATGTGCAGGATATTCGGACTACCAGTCTCGTCAATGTAGCAGTTATAGACATGCTTGACCCCGTCGACCCAAGAAGTTACGTTAAAATTGTCGGTGTAATTGAACGGAGTCTTGCTGCCAAGTCCCATACATCCATCGGAGTCGTTGTCCGCAGTTTTGGTGGACTCAAAATACGTGGTATAAATAGTCTCGATGTGTTCGGGACTAAGTCCGGTACCAAAATCGCGAACAGAGAACCACGGCTCAAGAGTATTTGGAGCATGGACTTGAAACGGGGTTGCCGTGTTTTTGGCCTTAACGTGGCTATCCCACGCGTTTGCGCCCAACTCACGGGGAATAGCAAGCACCGGCTCGGAATAAAATCCAGAGAGGATTTTGAATGCCTTCGCACTCGCTTTAATCTTGAAGCGGGACGGTGTGGCGGTTGCACTGGTCAGAACAGGAGACGATTGTGTTTGGGCGATAATCATGTGTTAAGTTATTACGTCGCACATCCTACACGGCGGATATAGAAAGTCAAGCAGTTTTTATCATTTTTTAGTACTAAAAATAAAAACCCACCTGATTTGGTGGGTTTTTTGATTGAGTGATAGGATTAAGATTATTATTCTTCTTGGCATTTCCATCTGCGCAGGGCCAAAGCCTTGCGGGTTGGTTCGCCGTTTGGTTTTTTCATTGGACCCTCTACCCCAGACATTCTTGCACAGAATGATGCCTTACGTGATTTATCTTTGCCCTTTGGATGTGATTTTGTGACGGGAGCTTTAAGATTGCTTCCAGTTTTTTTGTTATACGAATCTCTTCCTTTTTGAGTAAGTCCACCTTTTTTACTTTTGTGTCCTTTTTTGTCAGCAGTGCCACCCTCATCAAGTTCGCCTTGAAATATTTCTCTTACCATTCCCTTGACAACTTCTTTTACTCTGCCGCGTAAATCTTCCGATTCGGTATTATCGTTCTCCTCAACTTTTTCACAACTACCTTTTTCATATGGCGCTACGCCGGGTGTGGGTTTATAACCAGTCCAACACCTGTTTTTTTCGTCCAATTTAATTTCTGAGATAACTTCGGCAATCAACTCCGCTAGTTCAGATTTTTTCATATGTTATTTCTTTTTTTCTTTAAATGCAGGGGTTCCCTTGTCTTTGACAGTTAATTTGTCAGGACTTTCCATTTTAGAGTCGGTTTTTAAATACGCCGTCTTTGGCTCCACTTTGTCTTTTCCTTTAAGGACTCGGTCAATAATTTTTTCAATCTTATCCACCAATGCTCCACCCATCTGGCTAGCTACATCTGAATTTACCGGAGCCAAATCTTTATCAACTTTCTCCTCCGCTTTCTTGTCATTGTCGTCCGCAATATCTTTCTGTGTATCTTCATCAGTCTCTTCCATCGTGTCTTCGACCTTGGAATCGCGGTTTTCCGGTTTTATTTCTTTGCCGGAGTTTATAGACTTGGCGCGGGCTTTTTCAACGTATGAGGTGTCGGATGTATCCGCGTGGTCTTTAGCAAACTTGACCGCATTGTCCAACGTCAATCCTTTAGCGGTTTTTCTATCCGACCCATTTGTGATTGACACTACGTCGTAGTTATCATCGCTCTGACGAGAAAATGCTACATTATGATTCTTCTTATCGCCAACAACCTTACCGGTCCCCGGAGAACTTATGGTCTTACCATCTTTGCCTATTAGCTTATCGACCGCTTTCGCGCCTTCTACATCGTCGGCGTGGTTTGGAGTACCAAACTGATTATTGGTGATTTCTTGTAATATAATCTTTTTGATGGCTTGTTTTAATTCGTCTCTATTCATAAGTGTATATACGTTTAGTATATAAATAGTTCCTAACTCTCAATTTCGCTTATAAATTTATACTAAATACTATTAAAAATCATATAATACCGGGGAGTTTCCTTAAAATAATGAGAAACAAAAAACCGCCGAGTTATCGGCGGTTTGTGATGTTTTTATAGTATTTAAGCTTCACAACTCTTACAGTCTAAGATACTTCTCCCCAATTCTTGGGCAGGATTGGTTCCTCGTTGATAATAAAGGCACTTTACGCCCTGTTCCCAAGCAAAAATCATTAGTTGATTTACATCCTTCACAGATGTTTTTGGATGAATTTGCAAATTTATGCTTTGCCCTTGGTCGATATACTTTTGTCGTGATGCCGCTTGAATTATAATTTCTTTTTGTGAAATTTCACCGAAAGTCTTAAATACTTCTTTTTCGTGGTCGCTCAAGAACTCAAGATGTTGGACGCTTCCTCCCTTATGCAAAATAGTCTTCCACACTTCTTGAGTGTTCTTATTATGCTTTTCCAATACATTTTCAAGATATGGATTACGATAAGTGAACTTGCCTTTAGCCAAATCTTTTGTATAATAATTGCTGTTAAGCGGTTCGACCGAAGGAGATACTTGACCCAATATAAATGAGCTGCTCGTAGTTGGAGCAATCGCCATCGTAGTGACATTTCTCAATCCGTAGCCCTTCAACAATGTCGGTTCTCCATATTCCTTTGCCATTTCTTTACTTGCAGCAATACTCTTGTCTCGAATAACGCGATGTATTTGGGTGTTGAGCATTTTGGATTCCATACTCTCAAAAGCAATCATCTTGCTTTGTAGATAAGAATGCCAACCCAATACGCCAATACCAAGAGCACGTTGATTTTTAGCAAAATTATGAGCGGCCTTGAGGAATGGAATATTTTCAGTTGCATGAATATAATCTTCCATCACAGCATCGAGGAAGTATGTCAGTGTTTCGACTGCATCCGTTGTCTTCCAATCGTCATAATGAAGCAGGTTCATAGACGATAGATTACAAACAAATGTTTCATCTGGTGAAGAACTCAAGCAGATTTCGGAACAAAGATTGGAAGCATATATCTTCATCTTCTTGTCCTTGTATACTTGAGGAGCATTATCATTTACGTTGTCACTAAAGAAAATGTAAGGATATCCAGACTCGAACCGTTTCTTAAGAACCTTGGCCCAAACACCCCGAGCATCCTTGTCCCCATCAATCATCTTGCGCATGAACTTATTGCTTACGCAAACGCCAATGCTCAAATCTTGAATAGCATGACCTTCTTCGCGAATACCAAGGAATTCCATAATATCCGGGTGGTCAATCGGCATATATGCTGCAAATGAACCGCGACGAACGTTTGATTGTGAAACCACTCTCGTCACGCTATCAAACATTTCCATGAAATGAACAGGACCGGAACTGGTTCCTCCAACGCTAATTGGAGTGCCTCTTGCACGCAGTTCTCCAAAGTATCCAGAGGTACCGGCACCGTACTTTGTGAGCATACCAACCTCGGCAGTTTTTTCCAGAATAGAAGTCATTGTGTCAGACACATATGAACCGTTACACGAAATAGACAATCCGCGACCATTTCCAAAATTTGCCCATATCGGAGATGATAAACTATACCATCCCTTATGCATATATGCCTCGAACTTGTCGGAAAATCCTTTTTTCTTTAGAATTTTTTCTGCCGCTTTTGCGATTTCGTGAATTCTTTCCTCGGCGGTTTGGCCTTTGGGAAGATATCCTCGTTCAAGAAATGTGACAGAATCTTTGTTTAACCAGTAAATATCCTTGCTCATATATATTAAAATAAATCGGTTGCTTGTATTGATTGCGTTTTTTTGGAATACTCTACGGGACGCTTGTGAAAGAAATCCGTCATAGTGTTTCCCATTACATCCTCATCCATCCACATAGTCAACTCAATAATTTCTTGCGGTACATCAAAAATTTTCTTGAAGCCAATCATTTCTAGCGAGTCGTTCAATCTTCTTTGTACGTATCCTTTAAGAATATCGGCACTAATTTTGTCGTCTTTATAATCTCCAATCATCCAATCTATCAATTTTGATTCGGCATTGTATGATTCTTCTGCTTCGTGTAAAATACGAGCTTCAAGTTCCGCGTCAAATAACTCCGGCAATTCTTGTCGAATTGTATTTATAATTTTTACACCAGCAAGACCATGAAGTGTTTCTTCTTTTGCTGTATATGCAACTTGTTGTGCTGTATCTTTTAGTAGACCTTTATAACGATTAAACCAATTAATAATATAAAATTGACTAAATAGAGATACGTTTTCTACATATAGCGTAAAAAGAGTCAGCGAATATATATACTGTTTACGAGAATCTGTGTAATTCTTGTCTAAATATTTGCGCAAATATTTGACACGCCCTTGAATAATATCAAGTTTTAAGTTTTCTTCAAATACGTCTTGCATTTGCAGCACTTCGAGTAGTTTTTCGTACGCATTATTGTGAATAACTTCGATGTTTGCCATCGTTATTCCCAAATCGCTCATGGCTGGATGTGGTAATACATCGCCCAATTTGGCCCAAAACTTCTTTACTGATATCTCAATTTGTCCAATTGCGCTCAGAGCATTTTTAATAATCAACTGCTCTTGTGCGGTCATTTCTGTTTTATATTGTTGCAAGTCGGACGTAAAAGTGAACTCGTTTGGAGTCCAATGTCCAGCCCACATGGCGTCTATGTATTCTTGTGCCCAAGGATAGCGGTTCGGTTTGCGTGCGATTTGTTCGTCAAAAATTGTCATGTTAAAGTTTTTTGTATTTAAAGGTGAAAATAAGTAGTTATTAAAAAAATAAAATTGGAAAATATATTTTTTAATTTTTTCTTATAAATCTGCGTTTTCTCCATTTTGCTTTTGGCGCGATGCATTCCACTTCGCCTTCAATGAACTTTTCACGGTATTTTCATCGCCTTCCATAATAGATTTAATTCCCGTGGATTCTTTTGAATCCGCGTCAAATAAATCAATCTGGCCGTTTCCAGTGTCCATTTTGGCATAAAGTGTAATTCCATCCGGACCAAATCGGTTTTTTATAATATGGCACCGGGCGGTATTATTTGCTTTATCCTGCACATTTCTCGAAACGCTGATGACAAAGTCCGCAGTCATAATCTTTCTATAACTGTCCGCGATGTTGTGAGCTTGAACGACGTCCTCTTGGCCACCGCCACGATTGGTCTGAGATGCTGTCCAAACCGGAATCTGTAATTCTCCAGCCGCTTGGCGCAATTCTTCGTATATACCACCGGCCTCAGAATAACTGTTGCTGTTCTTTTCTTTCTCAATTGGTCGAAGAATGTCGGCGTAATCCACGATCATTTCATCAATGCGGATTCCCTCTAATACCTGTATTCTTTCTACATGGAATTTGAGTGATTGTGCACTTACCGTTTTAAGAGGGAAATATTTGACAAATAGTTTACCTTTGATTCCCTTGATTTTTTCGGCAACCTCGTCCTGTTTATATTTAATCTCTTGGAAGTTGATTCCCGTGAAGCAGCAGTCATACCGAAGGCCAACATAATTTTCATTTAACTCTAAGGTGAAATGTGCAATATTTTTGCCTTGTTTCATGGCGCGGGCTCCGAGTGAGCACAACAGCCAAGATTTGCCAATACCAGCAGGGGCAACTACAATGCCAAGTTCTCCCGGCCCGAGTCCACCATCCAACAATTTATCAACCGGTGCCCATCCCGTAGAAATAGTTTTTCGGCACATTTCACTCATGCGCGTTGCTATATCGACGTGATAATTATGGCCAAGGTTTCGTTCCATGCCCGCTTTCATTGCGCCGTCAACTAGGGACTTAATCTTTTCGTATTCACCACTCTTCAAGTGGTCAACGGAGTCCATGATGGCACTCTTCAATTTTTGATTTTTGCAAAATTCCAAAAATTGTTCTCTCACGAATTGCAAATCTTTTTCAGAAATCTTCGCGTGCACGGACCTAAGTTGTTCCGTGATAGCGGCCTTGAATTCCTCGTTCTCTATGGTTACAATGCGAACCTTGAAAACTTGGAATGTCGGCAAATCCTTGTATTGTATATGATATTGAATAATTTCTTTTAGAATCCAGCGATGGGATTCGTTTTCGAACGCTTCGACATCTATGATGTCAACGACGCGCTCCAAAAAAACTTTGTCGGTTAATATTCCTGCTATGATTTTTACTTGGAATTCCAAGCCAAACTTGTGCAGATTGTCGATGATTACTGGTGCCATAATAAGTTGATGGCTCTATCTTACCCGATATCTGGGCATAGTCAAATGATAAATACTAAACGTTATCGGTGGAGACTTTTTCTAATCTCTTCCGCTCTGGCTTGCATTAAATTCTTCAAGCCGTCGGACTTATTATTTCCTCCGCCGACTATTTCTACCCATCTGGCAATAATCATCTCACCATAATGTATAGAATCTAAGCCGTAATTGCCCAAGTTGCATCCATCATTAGCCTCTATAACAAAATTTTGGCCATTGTTGGTTACACCAACGTCTACCCCGTATGCTACGGGACTTGGCTTGTAATTTCTTACGACTTCTTCCACAAAATTTATGTCTGGTACTATTTGCCACTCGCCATAATAATGCTTAACCGCTAGAATCTCGCCTTCCATGACATAAACACGAAATTCGGACACAATGTCAATTGGGTCAGAAACATAAACAGGCACATCGTCCTTCTTGGTGTAAATTGGAAGTAAATCTAACATCGACTTTAATACCACACCATTGAATTCTTTCGGCTTGATTGGTTTTACAAATACCGGGATCTCGTCATCATTAAACTTTGCCCGCACTTCTCCGAGTGTACTTTTTTCAATTTTTCTGGCGTAGTGCGGATTTAACACCTCTGGATAGCAATCAAACGGTGGATAATTCACACCAAGTTTGTCAATCGCCTTGCGAAATACTGTCACTCCGGCGAACAGGGGTGTGTGTATAGTTATATCAAGTTTATCCAAATCCTTTTCTTCAAAACAAACAACGTCATATCCCAGTGTGTTAAATGCTTCCCACGCACAATAAAAATTGATGTTTGGAAATGTGCCGTTGTTTGTTTTTACGAATGCTTTCATATTATTCTGACGTTGAAAATACTGATAGTGGGTTGAATACTTCATTTACCCACGCTAGATAATTTGGGATGCTCGCTTGCATTTTACGCATTGCTATCTTCTGCATAAATTCTAGCTTATTATATTTGTTAACGTTGTCTACGGTGTCGAAAATTTTCAGTTGTAACGTCGGAGAAAAACTCGGTGTCTTTAATTGCATCAGGTTGTAATTTCTGTCCAAGATATCGGCACTGTCTGCTACGGTTGAGAATACTTTACTCTCATTCACCCGTTCCTTGGCGATAGTCAGGATGGCATCAACGGAAGTTTCTTTGCTGTCCAGTAGGACAGGAAATCTCTTTTTTGCTGTTATTAGTCCGATACCTTTAACACCTCCTATATTATCCGATGTATCTCCTTCGAGGATTCTGTAGTATATGAAGTTTATTGGGTGTATTCCGTATTCATTTATTACGTCTTGAACTCCGTACAATTTCTTTTTTGTGGGGCTCCAAATGGACACTCGGTCATTTACCAGTTGTAAGAAATCCTTGTCTGCGCTCATGATTGTGATTCGTGACGTAGGATACATTTGAGTCGCGATAAATCCAATCGTGTCGTCGGCTTCTATATAATCTATAGCTACCACACTCACCGGCAAAGACTTTAAATAGTCAATGAGCATCATGAGTTGATTTATCATAGAATCCTGTTCGGTCTGTGGGTCGCTCATTTCCTCGTATGCTCGATTCACTCGGACTTTCATTGCCCGTTTATTCTTGTAGTCCGGATATAGTTTCTTTCTTCTCTGCGACCCGCCCTTTCCATCAAAAACAATAATGACCTTCGTGGGAGTTAGTAATTTAATCGCATGTCCGATTGTAGTTAAAAACCCACTCACTCCGCCGACGTGTTCTCCGTTATCGTTAAGAGTTGGGACTACCGACCAAGTGCGTATAAAATTATTGGTACCATCAATAACCAGTATGTCACTATTTTTAGTCCTCGGTGTGATTACAGCCGTGGCGTGCTCCTCTTTTATTTGAGCAAATAGAGACGTAAATTTTTTCTTAGTATCGTTTTCCATGTAATGAGAACCGCGTGGAGGTATTTCACTCCACGCGATTAATTTTTATTCGTCCATACCCTCGCCAACAGCATCAATTTCGATGTCATCGCCAGCGTCGCCAGACGGAGTTCTATATTTCATAATAAACTCATCGCACAGCTTGGTATATAGATAATCTCTACATTCCTGTCTGTCGGCTATCAATTTAGTGAATTCTTTCTTTTCAAACACCACAGTCTCGGGCTCTTTGCCCTCGACTGTCATGATGAATTGAAGACTTTTCGCTTTCTTATCTTCCTCTTTCTCTGCGTCTTTTTCCTTCTTGGACTTTTTCACGTCGCTCTTTTCCTTCTTCGCGTTCGTGATTACATCCCATTCGAGCAATTTTTCAAGCCAATTTCCATAATTGTCGATACCACGGTCGAAGAAAATGTTGAACTCGACGCTTTTCAGTGGCGGTCCCATGCGGTTTTTTATCACCGTACATTTTGTCTTCACGCCAACGACATTTTTGTCAGCAGTCTTGATTTGTCCCACCGGCTTGAGCCGCAATCTAAGCGATGCGTGGTATGCGAGTGCTTTTCCTCCGCTGGTTGTCCACGGATCTCCGAGGCCAACAAACCCAATTTTTTGGCGAAGTTGATTTGCAAATATTAGACATACTCGTTGCTTTGCAATCAATTGTGTAATTTTTCGCATTGCCTTGCTGGTGATGATAGCTTTACCTGTGGCGTATCCATCTACACCGTGGTCCGCCGCCATTTCTTTCAACGTAGACGTGGCCGCGATGCTATCCACAATAATCGTCACTAATCTGTTTTTATTCGCCTTGCGGACTCCCACAATAATTTGCTCAATTGAGTCGAATATGTGTTCTAGAATATTCATGTTTACAATCATCAAGTTTCCCTTGCTGACGTCTACACCAATTCCGGCCAACCAATTTCTTTCAATTGCGCATTCGGTGTCAAATAAAACAGCCATTCCGCCTTTTTGTTGGGTAGCTTTTATTATATGAGCGGCCATCAAACTCTTTCCAGAGCCTTCGAGGCCAGTCAATTCGGTTATTCTGCCGACTGGGATTCCCGCATTTGGTCGATTTGCGATGGACAAATCCACTAAATCGTTTCCGGTTGTAATCCAATCCGTCACTTGCGAGGCGTCTTCATCCTCGTCCAAGAAAAATGCTACCTTTTCTCCTTGGGCTTTGTTAATTGCCTCGGCTAAGACTTCACCAAGATTATCTTGTGAATCCATTTCCACCTCGACGCGTTTCTTCTTTTCAAGTTTTTCTAATTTTTCCATATATGTAAAAGGGTCAATATAAGATACGCCAGCATTGGCTGGCGCATCATTATATCATTTATTATCTATCAGTTAGACTAATTCAACTTTAAGAGTTGAACATGTCATCGAACTCTTGCTTTGCCGCAGTTGGCGATATCGGCGATTTCACCGATGCCTTTGTTGTGGAACTCACAATCACTGGTGCTTCACTATCGTCAACGATTGTTGGAATGGGAGCTTCTTCTCCGTCCGGATTTCCTTCGACGGAATTCACCCACGTATCCATGACTGCGGTCAATTCATCATACGACAGTTCTGGAAATAGTTCCACAATGTTTCGTTGATGCTTAACCTTCTCAAACAGAACCTTATCCGTCGATGCAAATGCCGGAGTTGTATTTCCCCTCGGACGAACAGTTGTTTCCGGGAAGCTCTTACCAGTCTCGGCAGCAGTCTTAAATTCTACAAGAATATCGCGACCAGTATTCAAATCGGTAATATCTCCGAAGTCGGAGTCATTCATGATATCAAGTACGGATTGATATACAGTCTTGCCCATTCCCCAGAATTTTACACCTTCATTTTCTTGTCCGCGCACTAGAATCGGCGCGTATGTTCTTGGTTTTGGGTCCAGCGCCCTAGCTTTGGTCCACTCTTCTTTGCTTGAACTATTCTTCTTAAGTTTAGTTGCAAACTCCACAATCGGGTCCGGTCGACCAAACGACGTAGGGCTCAAATATGTCTTACCGTTTAAGTTGTAGTGAAACAATAATTCAACGAATGGAAATTCCGGACTGTGCGTATAAGGAAGAAATCTCACCGTGGTTTTTCCCGGAGTTGGCTTCCAGATGCTTGTCGATTTGTTCGAATTTGCTTTCATGCTCTCCAAGCGAGCTTTAATTTTTGATATGTCTAATGCCATAGTATTTTTATTTATTAATGTTTAATGTTTAATTTAGCTAGTTAGTTTCAGTTACCAAATAGTTAATATCCGGTAATATGAACCAAGAATTGCAATTCGTCAATCTATAATAAGATTAATCTTTTTATTAATCAACCGTACTGCATTTCTCGGTTATTAATAAGTATCTAGACGCCAAAAAATCGAACAAAAAATCTCGTTTATAGTCGAGATATTGTTAACAATTTTGTGGGGGTGACGCGGAATTTTCCTCCGCTTGTGGATATGAAAGAGTTTCTGTATTGTTCCCAGTCTACTTGATATTCTCGACCAGACATTCCGCCGGTCTCTGATCTAATCAATTCGTTGAGTGCATTGATAGAATATATTACGTTATATTCTTTTTTACGGTGCACTGACATCGTCCTTGGATAAAACTCAATTTTTCCACGTTTTGCATTGAACGTTAAAAATATGTCATTAAAATCTAATGTGCTCTGTAATACATACACGGCATTTTCGGGTATATCGTAATATTGAACTAACGCACGAACCTCCTGCAAATATGTTTGATATGTAGCAAACGTACACAACAACTGTGTGTCATATTCACGCATTATGCACCATTCTTTTGAGCAAATATTTTAAATTCTTCCCGGTCCACGTTCTTTATTGGAACAATTTCACCGGTCATTCCGACGACCGCCGAAGCTTCTCCCATAGGATTTCTCCATTCTCCGTACGGAACAGAGGTCCAACCTTTTTGTTGGGCGAATTTGGCCGACAGTGCAACATAATCTGGGGCGGAAGGTGTTGGGATTGTCCCGGCACCAACGGCGGAAGTTGCGCCCGGAGTCGCGCCAGATGCCCCACCAGATGCCCCGCCGTTGCCTGTGGGAGCGTTTTTGGTTACATCCGGTGGGATTGTATCAGAAACTCCCGAATTTGCCCCAGAACTCGCTGGTTTTTGTTCCGGTTTCACGACCGCTGGTTTATCAGATGGAGCGGACCCTATATTTGCCGGTTGTTTTTCTGCTGCCGGTTCTTTTACTGGGGTTGTTGGTGGGGTGGCTCCGCCTTGCGGGGCGGTTGGCTCTGTTGCGCTTGGTCCTTGTTGGTTGGTGCGCTTTTGTTTGCCTCGTTTCTTATAATAAAGATTCATTCCGCCCTGTCCGTGAGTTGGGTCCGACTCAAAATGAGTTCCTTTCTGAATTGCTGCCTTTTTATATTCAATCGACGGAAATGTTACCAACCAGCCTTCTTTGTTAAATGCTTGGCGTTCCGGAAACTTTCCCTCGTTTTTTAGCATCATCGCTTCAACGCCCTCCATGACAGTTAATTCATCCATTCCTCTGTCAATCATACATTCCATCAATACCACAATGTGGACTGGGTCGTATATGTCTAATATGCCGGAGTTAATTCTATCGTCTATTCCTGCCTCGGTTATAATATTGTCTATAAAAGTATTCACGGGTTTCTCTATAATTATATAAACACTTTGAGTTTTATACCTTTTGACAGACGATTGAACACAAAATAATTAAAAAACTCCTCTTTTTTTACATAAAAAGCGTCTTTTCCGAGCTTGTTTACTACCACAATACCTTCGGTATAATGAATCATGGGCAATAACTCGGCAGTAATCGTTGTACAAGATATCGCCTTGGTGAAATATGAAATCTGTTTCAGGGTTGGAATAGTTATATGTTCAAGTGTGTCCGTCACTCGACTTAAAGTCACTTTCCTCGGTTTATTGCTTTCCATTTCTCGTAGAACTTCCGGACCGTTTTCTATCTTAGCTATGATAACCTTACCATCTATGTGCAGTTTTGCGTAATTTATTGGAGCATCAACCTCGACTTGATTTAGTCGTTTTCCTACAAGTTCTAGCCCAGAGAATACGGTTGTTCCCATTTCTTCCTCGTTTAAATTATCTATAAAATCACAAACATAATCTTTTTCATCCTGACTTGCGGGTCTTCCCTCAAATTTGTGGTCGTCCGTTATAACACTCTTTAGGTAATTTCTGGCATTTTCGTTTTTCTCTAAAATGTGAGTGAGAGCACGCAGCGCCTTTGTGAACATCAAATTTTTGTATCCGTGGATTGACGCGTTCTCTAATTTTATATTTGACCCATCATCCAGAGCCTTTACATCGACAGTTTTGTTTCCGGGTAAAATTAAATCTCCTATATTACTTCCCCCGGAAATGCAACCTCGGAGCAAAAATACAAACGGTATTTCACCGAAATGCAAATTCTTTTTCCTCGAAAGTGAATTTATATAATCAATAATCTCGGAATATTTTGCGTTGTTGTATTCCGCGACCGCCGCTTCCACCGATTCGCAACTATTATACAATTCAGCAAAGCTTGGATTTTTCTTCAATATTTCAATTAACCTCGGTATAACTTCAATGTCAATTTTCTTAAAGTTGTTTCCGACCTCCGAGATTATGTCATTTACCATATTATTAAATATCAAGAAATTTTGATATGCTGCATATCCTTGTAAGATTTTCCAACATAGACCTTAACCGGAAATTTTTCTTGTTCCATAATATTCTTAATTTTACGTATTGTGTCTATTTTATCTTCCTTGTGGACATCGAACAAAATGCTGTCGTATGTATATAATATCGCCTTGGTCTTTTTTGATTCTAAATTATCCAATAATTCTCCCAGAACATCTACTGCCATTTCCGTCTCGAATGCTTGTAATATATAGTTGAATAACTTATTGGGAGTTGCGTCTTCAATATGGCACGCCCTAATCTCGCGTCGGTACTTTGGGGTTTCTATATACCCATTCTCCTCGAAAAATTTCCAGCGGTGGTTTATATATTCTTGAATTTTTGCAAATAGCGGGATGTGCAGAAATTTTTCACTTAGTCCACCATATATCTGGGTGAATGTAAATCCTTTGGCTACTGCAATATCTTCTTCGTTGATTTCCTCTTTGTTGAAATAATACCTCGCCAAGTATTCGTAGGGATTCACCGAAACATCCATCGGGAAATTGACAAGGTGCGCAATCAATCTTGGATGGAATGCGCTATAATCCATCATTATTAATGTGCCCTCATTTCCATATCTGGATACGAAACATTCTCGGCTGTTATCGGATTTATTTAGTGCCGCATAATTGATTCCACCAAACCGGTTGCTTGGTCTTCCGGTCGATGTCAACAAATTATATTGAGAATATATTATTCCATTTTTTATATGTTTTTCTTGCTCGTTTCCAAATTCGTCCACGAAATCGTCGGTAACATACAATCCATTGGACTCCAACCTAGCAAAACAGTTGGTCATTTTATTATTGACGAACATGAGTCCCGGTTCGTCTACCATAGAAATATTCAATGGAAGGGCTCGTTTAACTTTGTCAGAAAAAAGACGTGCGTGTTTGAATAACGGAATACACTTATTTGTATCAGGTAAATTCCGAAATATTGAATTTATGAAACGGTGAGAATTAGTCGTAGCATCGTCATCATCTTCGGTCCCGGTGCTAAGATATCTCAATAGTCGTATATCTAGTAGACCGCAATCTTCTCCAAACAGTTGCGTTACGCTTTTTTTGTCGAACGTATATTTCCTTTGGATTGATGTGGAAAGTGCTCGGCGAATGATATCGAATATCCCCGGCAAAGGAGAAGACTCGTTGTGCTCTATTGGAACACACCACTCCGTGTCCGATGACAGAAAATAGAAAAACAACAAACTTGCACGATTATTCAGATAATGCTTCTGCCCATCTACACACACTACGTCCAATACCAATTGGTCGGTACTTATGTTGGCTGTTAGCAAGGATAAATCAAATGTACTTTCTACAATAGTCACTTAACCAACACTAACCAATAGACTCGATCTGTCAACCAAATTAGTATCCGCGCCAATATTCCAACGGATTCTGCAATAACCTAGACAAGTCAAGTTCTTGTTCTTTTTTTATTCGGTCAATCTCGAATAAATTTTGTTGCGATACTCCTATAATATTAACCATGGAGCTAGACCTGATCGTATCTTTAATTCCCGTAATTCTCCAATTCAAATACACAATTTTGTACAATATTGTATTGATGCTTTTTGCGTCTTCGGGGCGAATTTCCATCAATATATTCTCGTTAACTTTTTTTATAAAAACCCGCGTGAAATATCCATTATTATAATCACTATCCTTTGGATGTGGTTTATTTGTCGAGGGGGATATGCCAGTCAATTTCCCGGAGCTTCCTCCATATTCCGCAGCTATAGCATCATTGTATTTCATTATTTAAAAATTGTCAACGGTCTGGCTTGTGCCGAAATTTCCGTAATCCATATCTTGTTTTCTATTCTTTGGGATACATTGGAAACTTGCCATACTGCCCGGTCATATCCATATGAACTTGGCACGTGGTCCAACGTGAATTGGGCCAGATACCGCACTCCACCAATTCCCAGTAGTTCCATTTTAAACGTAGTCCCCGGCATAGGACTGTTGTTGGTATATATGGATTTTTTGTTTTTAATATCCAACAGTATGGATTTCATGAATGTTGAATCTAATTCGCACAGTATATATTGCTTAACAGCATCTCCCTTGCCCGTCGTGTAAGTATAAAAATTGCTATTATCTGCCAATAGTCTCTTATATTTTGATTGTGTTGAATTTGGGTTATTTTGTTCGCTGTTTGCCGGAGTGATTTTGGTGTATACTGCTCGGTCGAACATTCTATCGCCGCGTGATAATTTACTATACACTATATTCTTTGGGTCATAGTTGGCAGTACCATATCCGGTGGGTAGAGTTTTTTTGCCGCTGCTGCTCTGCATTATCATTTGATTTGACATTTCAGGAGCCATTTTTATTTCCAAATTTGCGGATTTCATATATGCTGAACTTACTGCGCCAACTGAAATTCTTTGTAAAGTCTCCGCCAATTCTTTCGTAGTTATAGAAGTAAAATTTACATCGATTACGGAGTACTTAGTATTATCTACGGTATGTGGGATTAATTTCAATTGTGATATATCGCACACCGAATTTGAAATGTGCTGCAACAAATCTTCTATGAGAGTTCGAACATTGTCATTCTTCGAGACGAGCGATTTAAATAATTCGACGGATACATAAATATCTTCCAAATACCCCCAATATCCAGCGTCAACTTTGCCCGGTCCGATATTTGGGACATAATCGGAATATACCGGAAATGACCTACCCTCCGGATTAATTATCTCATGTAAATTATCATAAGTGTCATCGAATTTATTCTCCTCTATGAAAGCCTTTATTGTTGGAAACAGCGTATAGTAAGCGCCTTCTGGCTTCCCTCCTTGTGTGCCAGTTCCCCCGATAGACTGTATACTCCTCAGTGTTGCCGCGTCTCTCGGTCCCTGTACTTCTCGAATTGTCCCCACGCCACCAATTCCTCCCATATTAATCGGGGAAATCGCGATCTTTCTGGCGGATTCCTCGGTAACAAATCTTGGCGCAATTTGGTTTGGTATCAATATGTTTTTACTGGTGGATTTTAATGCCGGGTGTGCACACATTACCACTCCGGAAATATCGAGAGAGTTTCCCTTGACATTGGTATCCTTATCGTCTGGGTCAAGAAATTGTATTTCAAAAAACCGATTTATTATATCAACGATTAAATCCATTCTAAACCACACTTTAGAATCGGCGTTGGCGGAATCAAACCATCCGGCGTCTCCGCTTTTAAATATTCTTCCACGGGTAGATACTTTGATATCATTGGAAACGTCGCGAATTTGTCTGGCCGTGGTTACTCCACCAATCCCGCCCATATTAACAACAGAAAATTCGGGCACGGCGGTCTTCTTATTCTTTATGCCCAAATTATCTATGTCTTCATACACAAATTCCACAAAGTCTTTCAACTTTATGGAGCCGCTGCTATTGGTAGGGTTGGTCGCCGCCGAATTTTTTCCGTGGTATGATTGTCCACTGATGAATCGGTTTGCATTTGTTATGCTGGTGAAACAATTATATCCACCGGCTGCGTCAAGAGTATATCCATAGTCATTTATAAGCCCCATAGCCAAATCGTAATTTCCCTTGGATTGTTTAATCCATTTATAAGTGTAGTCAGGGTCTCCACTATATATTTTATACAACCAATCAATATCTTGCAAATCTACCAAAGATTCATTACTATAATTATTCCATCCCCATTCGACCAATAAAGTTATGTTCGGGGTCAGAAAGTACGGAGTCAAATACTCCAATTGCTCTAACGAGTAACATTTCCATGTTATTTTAGTTGTTCTACACAGCGCATTGAAACTACTGTTTGTTCCGCCGGAAAACTCGGTCTCTACCGAAACTATACTTGGGGGTGGTCTATGCGGAAAATCATTGCCAGTATATTCTCCTACCCCGCCGACCGCCAAAATTTCGTGTGGATTGCCAACCGCGTCCACGCCTATAGTTATGCGGCGGTTTTTAAATCCATAGCTAGCGTCGAATCCATTTGTTCCGCCCATTACAAATCCCTCTAGATTCGGTGCCGCGCCACTTATTCCATTGGAAAATACTCTAGTCCACGCAGTTCTTGGTCCACTGTATGGCTTACCGTCGGTTAAGTTTGGATTGAAATCATATTCACCCGCTCTGTTATTCAGTTCAGTTTTAATCCATTCGTCTAATGGGTGCAGCCCCCATGGAAATATTTTAGTGTCGGCCATAATTTTTATAACAATTATATTCCATTTTCGCGCTTGAAATTGCTAACAATTAAGTCTATATTTTTTGGTATTCTTATTTGCTCTCCGGTTGGAGCCTTTAGTGTAGCTTTTATACCATTGGCCTGTGCAATTACCCACCAAAGTGTAACATCGTTGTAAAATTTAAACGCGAGGCTGTCCAAGAAATCTGTGTCGGTTGCGTAAATGTATATGTCATTGGCTCCAATTGGAATTTTTGGATATCTCGTTGTACTATATACCCTCTTACCATCATAGCGAGCAAATACATTTCTACCATTTGGATTATATCTATTCATTTTTATAGTGGAGAATTAAACCCGAAATGTTCGTTGGTGACCAACGATTTTTGCTTTTCTAGAAGTTTCATGGAAACTGAGATGTCGACTTTCATTGGAAGTTGTCTCGATGCTTCGCCTTTTATAGTTATTCTTTTGGTTGGGCTTGCACTGTATGAATAATCTTCCCCGCGATATGTTTCCCAATTTGCGTCGTCGGGTATGTTTATGCTAACCGAAAATATCACACACGGTTGGTCGTAATACATATCACCAAGCCGCAATGTTACCATCGGAGGATAAATGAATCTACCTTCATTGCCAGTTGTATTTTCACTCAAATCTCCCGTGTTTATTGCAGGTTCGGTATATTTGCTCGGCCTAGTCAGTCCGACCAAGTAATTAATTCTTTTCCACATAGGAACAAGTTCTTGTAAGCTGTTGGCGTATACCGTAAAAGAAAACGCCGTTTCGCGAGAGAACCCTTTATATAGGTACAATTTGTCAGCGCGACCCATGTAATTAATGTCTTCCCATTCCGCAGAATTTTGTTCGTTTACACTCGACACAGTTGCTCTGAATGGAATATAAATTTGATTTATTAAATCATAAAAATAGAAGAATATAATATCCCTAGACTTGGCTTTATTGGTTCCAAACCTGCCCTGTGTTAGTTCTCGTGGTTCTTCTTCCCGAGAACCGCTCAATACTCCTAGCGCATTATACCTATCTTCACTATCCTCATAAGTATTGTATATGGAAAATTCTGGAGTATAACCGCCCGGTTCTTTTTTTAATCCTCTGGATTTTGCAAACCAGTTTGCCTCTTCAATTGTAGCACTCGCCCCGAACATATCCGTGTATGTACCTCGGGAACTTCCTTTGCCCGGAATTTGCATATAAGTTGGATATGATACACCGTTGGCATCTTTCACTTCGGTATATCTTTCCGCCGATTTCCTAAATTGCGGGGCTTCATTTTTATACGAATCTATGGTCTTCTCCATATTCTCGTGCAACTTTTTTAAATTATTTATTTGTATAGTAACAACGTTGCCAGTTATCTCCGACGTTGTATCTCCAACTGCGTCGTTTGTTATTTTTGGAGTCGATGCATATATCATCGATGTATCTTCCGGGTCTTTCCTTCCGGGATAATAACGATGGAAATTTTTTACGGTGTCGACTCCGGTGGTTTTTGCGGTACCAGCCCCCGAAATTTTATCATTGTAGAATATAGCACTGGCACGATGGGGAGTGGTCAAGAATCCCGACTTGTCGTCAAGAAATGCGTAGTATGCGCCGGCCTGACCAGTTGGATATTCTGGTCTATACTCCCATTTTAATGTATCACTTCCAAATCGGTATGGATTTGTACTTGGAATCAATCGGGTCAATCTACCAATAAGTGCTTTGCCCATATTTTCCAAGAATCCCCCGCCGCCACCCTTGGATGCACCGGACACCCACAAACTAGAAAATTTACTGCTGGCATTGGCCCCAGTATCAAATCTTATCATTCCATATTTCGCGCCTCCCAATTCTCCTGCGTATTTGGAATAAGGAAGCACGCCATTCTTTCCAGTTGCAGTTCCGTCAATCGTCGCCTGTTTTCCTCCGCTGGTCTCCATACCAATTGTACTCTTCAATGAGTCTAAGAAAAAATTCAATATTCCACCGCTCGTCTCAAGATGGCGTATTGGATAATCTATCAACCCCAACGAGCCCGGTTTGGCTGTTGCTTTAATTAGGCTGATTGGATTATATATCCGAGTTTCATTGAATGCATTTGTATTTTGCAACAAATACTGAGTGCCAATATATAAAATTCCATTTCCACTCGCCGCAAACTTTCCAACTCGTTGCAAATCTCGAACGGTAGAACCAATTGGAAATGCTTGACTGTCATACTTTGTAAGATTCTTTATTGTATTTGAATCGGTAAGTTTTGTATATACAAACGGCTGACTGAATCCTATTCCGTTGCTGGACCCATCATACGGAGAGTACTTATTATATATTTCGTTGGATTTTGCCGAAAACGCAGCAAGTCGTTTATCAGAAGTACTTCTGACAATCGGGCTCAAATTGTTTGGTGGCGTAAAATCTGTTAACATATACTATAAATATTACCGTTACGACCTTCTTGCACTTCTACTCGATAGCTTGTCTAGGTCTACCGATGCCACAATTTTACCATCCACCATCATGCCAATTAATGTATCAAATTTGGCCTCAAGTGCGGATGTGTCAAATGTAACTGCACCAGTCTGTTTTGTTTCCTTTGTTGTTGTTGCACCAGTCGCGCTCGATATCGCAGAAAGTTTATTTAAATTTTCGGTATTTACGGATTTCAGTTGGTCATTCAATTTTCCAATAGAATCTGCCAGTTTTACAATTGCATCCGAGAAAGAATTCACGGACGAGAACGAACCGACGGCGATTCCTATATCTTTAATAGAATTTGCAACCGGTTGCAGTTTATCTCCGATTGATGCTAGGCGTTCCATCTTTGAAATTGGATCTCCGCCAAGAAAAGTGCCAACGAAAGACCCAAGCCCCGCTGCCGCGCTACCGTAACCGAACGCGGTAAATGCGACACCGAGTGCACCAATCCCAACCGCGGTGCTAATCAAATTTACATTTTTCAATTTTTCTATTGGTCCGATGGCGGACTTAATTCCCCGTGCAAAATATTGAACGCCCTTTCCCGCAGACATCGCCGCAACTCCGAATGGAATCAACGCAACTCCCAATGCCGCAATTGCGAGGGCTCCCAACAATATCGGCTTAACGAACACTCCCATTATACCGGCTGATATAGCTAGCGCACCAAGTGCTGCTCCGCCCTTTGCTACGGAAGCCCAATCAATGTCAGTAAATTGTTTTAGCGCGTACACCAACGGCAGGATAGAAACTCCGAGCGCGGCAATCGCCAATGCGCCCATGAATACTTTACGTGTAGCAAGTCTCTCAACACCTTGCGCGATACCTTTAAATATCAATGTAATACTTTTTGATATTCCGCCGACTAGCCCAGATATAGCATTGCCAATTCCTTTACCAAGATTTGCTATGCCCTTTCCGATGTTGGTCAAAAATTGCATCGCCCGCGCTCCGCTCTGTGCAGCCTTTCCGACTTTGGCGTCTGGTTTCACGTCAGGTATAACGCCCGCCGCTTTTGGTTGCATCGGTTCGATAAAATCTCTCTTTTCGAACATGGATTTTATAGATTTGATTGGCGACGACATAAATTTAAATGCCGATCCAATTCCACCCTTCAATTTTCCCAACATTCCGGATATACCACTGCTTCCAAAGAATAATAATGCAATCAATCCGGCGCTTCCGGCTATGCCTTTAATCCAATTTTCAGCACCGCCAAATGTATCTTTAAATATTTTACTAACCGACTCAATACCCTCACCAACCCATTGGAAATATTCACCAAACGATTTAATTGCATCGACTGCCAAATTAATCGGAAATACCAACACTTTAAATGCGAACGCAATTCCTTTAATAATCCACGCAACTCCACGCAACACAGGCAATAAAATACTAACTATTGGAGTTATAATAGGCTCTAATATGTCTCCAATAGACACCAAAACGGCTTGAAGCATATCAGTCATCCGGGTTAACAACCCTTGCATCTGTTGTTGGCGTATTGCTCGCTCGCCTTCTATCAATAATCCAGCATTGGACAAATCGTTCTGGGCTTCCAATGTTTTTAGTGCCTTTTCTTGGTCTGCCAATTTTTCTCGCTCTTCTTTTGTGCCACTAAATCTAATTTTTTCGCGCTGAGACTCGATTGCCATCATCTTACTCAAGTCTTTCAATTCCATTCCGGATGCTTTAGCTAGAGATTGTCTTTGATAAACATCGAGCGCATTAAAATCTCCGATGGATTTTACGGTCTCCAAAATGGCTTCTGTGGATTTTGCTATATTTCCTTCATATGCATACTGTCTTGCTTTTTGGAAACTTATATCTCTTCCCAACAATGCACCCGCTTCCATTTCGTCAGTTATACTAGAACTGTAGTCGAGTAGCCTTTTTTGAGTTGCCGCCAGCTTGTTCAAATCGGTACCAAACATTCTTGCTGATATAGCCGACTTCATCAATACATTTGGATTTGCTCCCAGCAATGCCAGAGTTTCTTCCGACACATTTGCTATATCGTGCATCACCAATTGAAAAGGAACCCCGATTTTGCCAGAGAAGCTTGCCCCAACCTTCATTATGTTCATTGCCACTGTCTGGCTTACTCCACCCAATCCCTGAAATGTTGCCAACACACTGGCTGAATCTTCCTCAGAAACGTTTAGGTTGGCTTTCATCAATGCGATATTTTGCATTGCTTCCTTTGTCACGAGCGAGGTTCTACCAAAAACATCCGTTAACGCCTTGGCCGACTTGTATGCTGCCTCTATGGTGACTCCCATATCAGCGAATTCCACGTTCAAGCTCTCTACATTTTTTCTAACGTTTGCCATCTGGTCTGCCGTGTACCCAGTCTCACGTCTGAAACTTTCTGCTGTCTGGTCCAACAACACAAATCGACGCAATCCTTCTTCTATTAGCAAATTTATCAGCAAGAACCTTTTTGGTACAGTTTTCAGAGAGGATACAAAAGTTTGCATCTTACCAGATATTCCACCGAAAATCGCAAGAATGTCCTTTGATGAATCTTTTAAGTGTGCGATATATCCGGAAGATAATTTAATTTGCTTGGACATATCTTTCTGATATTCCAGTTGCCTTCTGGCGATATTTTCTCCCTCGATGGCGAGTTTTATATTATCTTCGTTCAATTGCAGTAGCCCCGCAGTTAAGCTATTACTCTCTCTCGAATTCCGCGATATCCCCTCATTTATTTCGGCTATTTCACTATCAGTCTGTGCTATTTCTCGTAACATGGATACTTGTTGTACCATCAGTCTACCAGTTTGTCCCCAATAATCTTCACCGGCACTACTTGCCCGAGTTATTTTTTCTTGAACGTCTTTAAGTTTTTCAGCTAATGCAAGTTTTTTCTTTTCCGCGAAATAAGAATCTTCTGACAATGCAACTCTATCTTGTTGGTTTTTCGTTATTTCCGACATCTTGTTTTCTACCGCCAACTGATTCAGCTTATGTGTATAAATATCTTGTTCTAGCTGACTTAAAATTTTCTCACCACCAATCTCGTTACTTTGTAATTGAATTCTTTTCAATTTTGCCGCTATTAAGTTAGACTCGGCGGAGTCCGTTCTTTGCTCCATCTCATTCAAAAGCAAAGTCCTCGCTTTTGTATCTTTGAGTATTTCCTTGGAGAAATTCCTCATTTCTTTCATACTACCGATACCAGAATTTAAATTTTTGTTTATTCTTTCAAATTGTTTGGCAATGTTCTTGGCAATGCTCTCCATCTCCAACATTTCCTTGTTTCCACGCAAAGAAAGCTTGGCGATTGCTGATTCTAAATCTTTTGGGTCTATTAGGTCTTTTGCCATTGTCTATGTGTTATATTATAAATATTATAGCACATTAACTTTTGATGGTGGGAGGTCGAGCAATCTTGTTGCTTGTGTCTCCGTCGTTTGTGGATTTTTGCGCATCCGATTCTGCTTTTTTGGCATCCACCAATTTTTTCATATAAAAACTTCGCAAACTGGTTGGCATTTTATATACTCCATCCTGAGTAAATGCCCCGTTACTATAATAACACAAATCAAATATTTCAGAATGCATCGTCATCTTGGACTCTGGTCTGATTCCAAATATATTTGCATTTATATCCATCTTGGATATTCTTGGTATGCGACATGTCGGGCAAGTGATTGTGATGTCATTCACATATCCCGGAGTGTTGTTTTTATAATAATTTCGAAATGATATACTATCTGACACAGACAACTCATAGTCATAGAAATCCGATATGTTATCTACACCATCAATTTCCAGTGTAATATGCTTCGCAAACGCCAACCAACCTAACTTTTCGTATATATCATTATCAAGACACGTTCCCAACCTAAACTTTATTTTCTTTTCACATCTTTCAAATAGATATTCAATTTCGTTCACTCCTCTAGTATAGTTGGAAAAGTTGAAAGGAATAGACCTGAATCCGAATGATATGTCATGGTCAAATTCAGCATCGCACTTTTCACATCCGGTTTTTACACTCGTATGCATTCCGTAATTCGCGATTCGAACGTTCAATAGAATAGAATGCTTATCACATTCCAATAGACTGTCGTAGTCGATCCCACCGGCCACGATTTTATTCAAAAACTCTCGGTCTAGAAGTCCCCGCTTTATTAAATTGGCATTTCCAAGCAATTCCTCATACTCCGCCGTGATTGGAAGAATATTGACTTTTCCGCTAGATAATGCCGACCCACTTGGATAAAAATATCCCTCTGATGCCAAATCTATGATTTCAGAATGTAGGTTCACGCCTCATTCTATTAGTTTTCTGCTGTGCTCGGCCAGAAGAAACTTGGTCCCAATGGAATATATAGTTTTTCCGAATGTTCACATTCGGGGCAAACGAAATTAAACGACATGTCTATATCCGGCGTGCTTTCGCGGATAAATCTGCGCAAGGCCAGACTGTCAATCGCTGTCAATTGGTCATCAACAAAGTTTTTAACTTTTACTCTGTTAGATTCGCCATCAATGGTCTTGATGGTGTATTTTAATTTCGTGGTAACTTCCGGTATGGTTGCGGCGTTTCCAAATTTTACAATAGCTTTAATTTCCGCTGAAATATCAGCATCGTCCTTTACGGTAGTTAAACTAAATCCAATCACTCGTCCGGATTTTGGTAGAGTAAATGTCAGACGATTTTCTCCCTTGGTTATTCCGTCAAGCTTGAATTCCTTTACTCCTATTGTATTCAAATCGAACCGCACCGTGGATTCTACTTCGCACGCGGGACATTTAATCTTTGGGCTATAAATTTCTCCATATGCACTTTTTCTCGCCGCAATATACAGCGCATTTTGGTCGCCTATTAACAAATCGCCCACGGATACATTCGGGGTAGCAATCAAAGCTTTCAAGAATTCGTCAAGAACAGTGCCTTTCTTTAATAAGGTGGTGTTGCTCAAAATATCTTCATGTCGAGCGGTAACTTGATAAATATCAACCGTACCCTTGGACAGTGGATGACTCTCCGGATAGAAATATCCTTTTGACGGTAGAGTTACCGTTTCAATTGGCTGATTAGACTTTTGTGCTACCGGAGTTGATTTCGAGATTGGAATAATTGTGTCTGCCATAATATGTTTGTTATCCATATATATGGATTACAAAAAGTTTTCGTATATATTTGAGCATAAAAAAAGAGATTGTTGTTGGCAATCTCTTTTTCGTTTGTTATAAAAACTAAATTATTTAGCCATAATGGTCTTACCAGTCGCATTCTTTGCGGTGAAAAGATTCAATGTAGCGTTAGCTGGCAGTTTGTCATCGAAGAACATATTTTCCATATTCTCGTACATTGAACCCACAGACTTATCGAGCGGCAAATCCGGAAGTTCGGTGCGGTAAAGATTCGTTTCCATATTATCACTACTAATCTTACCAGAAGGCAAACGAAAATTAAATTGTCCGATAGACTTTCCGTCCAATGTAACTTTGACCTTTGAGTTTGGTTTTCCTTCCGGTGGAACTCCCATATTTAGGTCTTCCTCCTCGCCGTCGTCCGACGAATCGGCCGAGGACTGAGCGGCAACGGTCTGTGGAGATAATATCGACGACCCGCTTCCCGCTACAGTTGATGGCGGAGTTTTTGGGGCGACTGTCCCCAATTTCTTTTGAGTCTGTGCAGAGGGTGCCATGATTGGCGTTCCATCCGGTACAACCTGAGTAACTTTCTTTGTTACTGGGTCTTTTAATTCGAATGCTCCCACTAGCCGATATCCTGTGGGAGATGTTGGGTCGGACTTACGACGGTCCGGACTTACGGAAGCGTCGAGGATTCCAGTTGCGGCATCAAATTTGGATGGACGCTTTGCCATTTCTTCAACTCGTCGTTGTTCGAGTGCTTCGCGAATCATGCCTAGAATATCTTCTTTTACAATCTTGGGAGTCGCCGGTTTCTTAACTACCGGGAGTTTTTTACCTTCTTCTTTTTCTTTTGGTTCTGTGACAATAGTCAATTTTTTATCATCAACCACCATCTCCGTATTTTCGGCCTTATCGGAAGTTTCTTCAAACCCAGATAGAGCTTCCGACTCTTCTAAACTTTCGCGTTTAGAAGAATATATTTCTGTCACTATACTCTTAATCAACAATTTAAGATCTGATTTTTTCATATGTTTCTATGTTATTAAATTACCCGCCAGAGTCAACCAAATACCATAATTTGGCTTCTGGGCAATATATAGCCTCCTGAGTTCCATCTGTATTCAGTCTTGCGGTATACCACATTTTATTTTTATTTTGGTCGTACTTTTGTTTGTCTTCCGGGCTACTTGACCAACCGTTGGCATATCCCAAAGATTGCCATCCTTGTTCAATTGGTGCGCCTTGGGAATTAACTGGGATGGAGGTTCCATCTTTCCACTTATGAGTTTTGCTCGGTGTCTCAGTTTCTTGTAATGGTAATTGCGCGGCGGATATCTGCCCAGTTGCTTTTGCTTTCCTCGCTGCGGTCTCTGCGTCTCTGGCGACTTTATCTTGAGAGGTTCCGATACGTTCCTCGGCCTTATTGACGTGAAGTTGAGCCCGGGTTTTTGCACTTAAAGTGCTGGCATCCAACTTTGCAATCTTTGCTAAATTTTTTTCTTTATCCTTTTGAGCTTTCACCAATTCACTCTGGGATTTTTGCAGTTTTTTGTCCTCCGGGGACGGTGCCTGTGTTGGCGCTCCCATCTGTGTGAGCATGTTCTCCAACTCATTTAGCCCGATTTTGTGTTCCGCCAATTTACGTTTTACAATATTGGTTATAATTTCTGATAGTTGTGATTTATTCATGGTCTGTATACTACTCTTACTCCCGAGTTTTGACCGGTGTGGTCAGCAGCGGTGTTCATTTCGACTTGAATTCTTGGGTTAAATGACGCATAAAATCCAAACATAGTTAAAAACCAATCTGATTGATTTACAATTTTATTTGGTGGAAACACTGCAAAATAATCTAAACAATACCTCTTTTCTTCGGCTACGAATGTAACTGTGTCTCCGATATTAAAAGTAGGAACACTTGAATTTATTTTTTCCGGTCCTAAATTATCCATCATAAATCCGCCGATTCTGATTGGAACAACGTCAATATTGTAATCTGTGAATGACATTTTTTATTTATTTTCCCAAGCCATCCACATTTCATTCATCTTTTTATGACCCCGTTTCTTAGCATAAAAAATTTTCCACATTGTGGCATACGCTTTATCCTCATCTCCATCGTATTGACTCAGTAATTTATCATGCAGTTTCTCTGGAAACCCCGGAGGAGATTTTTCCTGTAACATATCTTCTTCTGCAACACCGAGGGGTGCAAATTCATCAATTGCGTCTTTAATAGTTTCCCGTATAAATTTCTTTAATTCATCGTGTTTCATATTAAGTTTCCTTTTGGATTTTTATGTCGTGATTTTTTTCTAAATCTGATAATATATCTTTTCTACATTTTTCTGCACAATCCATATCTTTTGCTTCAATCTGAATGTTAATATATAAGCAAGGATTTTTTTCTCCGGGAGAAGTAATATATGAACTAACAACTCTATTCAATTTTTGTTTTGTTTCTGACTTATTCCTCACTTCTTTTATAACCTCTTTTATTAAAGATTTTAATTCAAATTTATTCATTTTAAGTTGTTATTATTTTTAGTATATATAAATATAACTTATTTTATTTTTAATGCTAGTTAACTGAATTTATTTAGTTGCTGTCGTTATAACTCAAGTATTGTACACAGTGTTATATACTTCCGTCAAGTCCAAAATGAATATAAGAAAGAATTAGCGTAAAAGTTCAAATCTTCCTTCTTTCATAACACTGTCTATCATGTGACACTTAGCTCCATTTCTGTGGTCAGTAATTCGGTTATCAGCATAGTTGTATGTGCGGACCTTATCTCCGCGACCAGCGCCGCTATAATTAGTAGAATTACCCGACTTGGACGAAAACTGCTTTATTTTACCCGCCAAACACAGTCTGGCAGTTCTTCGATTGGCTTGCTGACTTCGTCCGTTAATGAAAACTTCCAACCCAGTTGGGATGTGTTTCAGTCGCACTGCACTTGACGTTTTGTTCTGGTGTTGTCCACCGTTTCCATGTCCTCGTTGGAATGATTCTTCCAAATCAGATTCCTTCATTTCATTGTTCTGTTGCAGTAACCTCGTTACGGTCACGGCAACGTAAGATGTATGTTTCCTACCACCTCGGTCGTTCTTTGGAATGCGTTGTACACAATGCGTCCCAGTCTCGGAATCAAACAAAGATTCAGCTTTCATATCCGAACACACAAAACTGAATTTGCTGGGTCCGGTTTCTTCCAACTCAGCTTCCAGTCCATTTTTTTCCATGAACGCCAGATAAGCTATGAACAGTTGCTCGGTGAATAATTTTGAATCATCCCCGCCCTCGCCAGAAATTACTTCAACCAACACACCTCTCGCGTCAAAGTGACCCCCAAGAGCTAGCAGAGCCTCCCGATGGGTTGCCCGAGTTATTCGAGTAATATGTTGTTTGTGTCTTCATAGCGAATATAAGTATGCGGATAATTTTGTATATGTCAATAAAAAATCCCCTATTTTCATAGGGGACTTGAAACTTATTCTTCTTATTATATCAATATTGAAGTATCGCGTAGTCGTAAGTGAGCGTCATGTTGATGGTCAGAGCTTCTTGTGCGCTCCAATCAAGTCCCGTGCCATTGAAATTGACTGTTGATGGGAATGCGCCCTTCAATTGCCAATTTTCGATTTTATCGCCGACCGGACCCAATACAACGATATTGACATCCTTTTTATAGAATGCCGCATAGCCGTTACGACCGGTCACGGATTCGTGAGCAAGACGCACCCATTCCATACAGGCTTGAGCGCCGGACGGAACAATAGCGTCATACAGTGTCACTTCAACGTCGGACCATTCACTTTTTCCCTTGAGCTTGCGCTTCAAGTTGATGTGGTCTAGGGTAATTGAGTTGTTTACAATAGTTGGACGCGCCGCCGCTTTGATAAGATATGCGGGAATTCCGTCTATCTCGATAATAAAGCGGTTTTGAACTTTTGGTTCATACGCTGTAAAAAATATAGAATTTGCATCTAGTAGTTCTGCCATGGTGTTATATAGGGTTAATTGTTTGGTTATTCATTTCTGCCTGCGTAATCGCATCGTATTATAAATAATAATTAAACAAAAAATATGTTGACATTATCAAAAAAACATATACTGTTTTATTGCTTACGAACCTTATGGCCAGACCAAAGAACCCAAATAATACATTGCACAAGATTTGCCCGACCTGCAAATCGGAATTTACGTGCGAAAAACGGAAAGAGAAAATGTATTGTTCTCGCGTCTGCGCATGTAACTCTCCGGAGGTAAAAGAGAAAAATAAACTCGGAGTTGCTAAAACTTTCGACGCTAGATATGGTGGACATGCTATGAAAACCGACGCGGTCAAGGAGAATTACAAAGCCGCGATGATGGCAACACACGGCGTGGAATGGGCCGGTGGGATGCCAGACCACGTAGAAAAAGTTAAAAAAACCCTTGCCGCTCGTTATGGTGACGAAAATTACAATAACCCGACACAAATGAAATCCACCATGATAGAAAAATATGGGGTTGATAATTACAGAAAATCCAAAGAGTACGAAGAAAAATACAAAAAGACATGTGCTATAAAATATGGAGTTGCACATGCGTCAAAATCGAGTGAATTTAAAGATGCACATAAAATAACGATGTTCAAAAAGTTTGTGTCGTCCGAGCGGTTCAAACATTTTGTTCCGTTATTTAACATAGAAGATTATTTTGGAGTAAAGACTGTTTCCTCCACAATGACATATTCATTTAAATGTAATAGATGCAATAGAGAAGAAGCACACAGTCTTAATAATGGAGCAACTATAAAATGTTCTAAGTGCGACAAAACTATGTCGGACTTTCAGTCGAGTATATTTGAATTTATCAAGACACTGGTCCCGGATGACCCCGTGATACCCAACGATAGAACCACATTATTTCCCAGAGAAATAGATATATATTTACCAAATCAAAAGATTGGTATAGAATGTAATGGACTTTACTGGCATACTGAAATATCCGGTGGAAAAAATAGAAATTACCATCTCAACAAGACCAACGGGGCAGCATTCAAAGGAATACGCTTAATACATATATTTGAAAACGAATGGAATCATTCACAGGAAGTGGTCAAGTCCGTGCTCAGAAATATATTGATAAAGGGTAATATAAAAATTCACGCACGAAAATGTGAAATACGAGATATATCATCTCAAGAAAAAAAGGAATTTCTGGCAAGAAATCACATCCAAGGAAACGACCATGCCACAATAAAACTTGGAATGTATTTCAATAAAGAGTTGATGTCGGTCATGACATTTGTAAAATCCAGATTCGATACGGCAGTTGAGTGGGAAATGAGCAGATTTTGTTCTAAGTTGGGTCACACCGTCATAGGTGGAAGCTCTCGCCTGTTTTCTCATTTTGTAAAAAAACACAACCCTAATTCGATTGTTACATACGGAGACCGGCGATACTTCTCGGGTGAAGTGTATTTAAAGTTGGGATTCAATTTCGTTTCTACGACTCCCCCCGGATATTATTACACAGTGGATGGATATTCTACCCTGTCCGGGAGACAGGGGTGGCAGAAACACAAACTTGCCAACAAACTCCTTTCGTTTGACCCCGCCTTGTCGGAATGGGAAAATATGAAAATGAACGGGTTCGACCGGATTTGGGATTGTGGGCATTCGAAGTGGGTGTGGAAAAAGTGTTGACGCGGACAAGAAACCTATTACAACCATACCATGAGCAATCAAATCACCGAACAGCAATTATCAGACGCAATTAAACAAAACGTTTTATCTATTGCGTTCAAGTGTGTGTTCACCGTGCCGGATTTAGAGTTACCGGAAAAGATTGATGCTGGTATAAAGTTGTTCATGGGCGAGTTTATCAAAGCCGTACCATTCAAAAACTTCACCTCGACGGTGGAAGTAGATAATGTGAAAATTGTAGTGAAAATCGTGGTCAACCACATCGACGAAAAACATAACCCAACGCGAGTTGAATCTGTGCTTCCGATGGAAATTATACCAGTTAATTCGCGATAACTATTGACACGAGATAAAAAGTCTGTATAGTTGTGCCTAATATGAAACATATTCCATATCCCTCTATCGAACAGTTTAGAAACGCGATTCACAAGGTCGGTTGCAAAGCCAGACATGCCGGTATTGATGTTAATGGTGACCCCGTGTACGATCACACTAAAGTCTTACCAGTACTGACTTATGAAGGCACGGTTAAGTTGCATGGTACTAACGCAGCCATCTGTACAAATGTTTTATCCGGAGAAGTTTGGTTCCAAAGCCGGGAAAATGTCATTGCCCTTGAAAAAGATAATGCAGGGTTTGTTCGCCACTTTGAGGGAAAATTTGTCAGAAAGTTGTTTTCTTTAATCGAACCCGCGAGCGAAGACTATGCCGTATTTGGTGAGTGGTGCGGAGGAAACATTCAACCCAACGTTGGGATTGCAAAGCTATCCAAACGATTTGTTGTTTTTGGAGTGTTGGCTGACGATAAGTGGCTTGGAAAAGAAGCCATCAGTAAGGTAAAAGACGAAACCATTGGTGTTTACAACATTTACGATTATCCGTGTGAAACCATTGAAATCGACTTCAACAAGCCAGAAATTTCTCAGAACAAACTTTCCGAATTGACCATTAAGGTTGAGGAGTCCTGCCCTGTGGCAAAAGCTATGGGAGTTGACGGTATCGGCGAAGGCATTGTATGGAAGTGTGTCTCCGAAGGCTGGGAATCGCCAGAATTTTACTTCAAAGTGAAAGGCGAACTCCACTCGAAATCGAAGGTTATTACTCTAAAGCCGATTGATTTGGAGAAACTTGATAAAGCCACCACTTTGGCAGTCAAGGTTACTCCCGAGTGGCGGCTAGCGCAAATGTTAGACAAGGCGTGTGATCTAATGAACGGAGGAAAAATCGACCGAAGCAAAGTTGGGGACTTCATCAAACTTGTCACCGACGATGTAACCAAAGAGGAAACCCACACTATCAAGGAAGCCGGGGTTGACGCGAAAGATATAAGCGGACATATCGCAAAGATTGCTCGCAACTACTTCTTTGAGAGAGAAAAGGTCCAGTAATCAGTTTCATACGCTGTCTAATATGAACATATTTAACATAGAAAGAACTTTCACAGAAAAAGCAAAAAGACGTTGGCAGAAAATCTTCATAGCTGTTGATGTACATGATGTTATTTTAGAGGGTAAATATAATTTGAATAACGATGGTGCTGGTTATATGCCCAACTGTATCAAGGTTTTACAACAGTGGAGCAAGCGTGAAGATATATCACTGATTCTATGGACAAGTAGTCATGTTGGTCCTGCCAGTAAAGTGTTGGATAATCTTGAAAAACATAATATAAATTTTAAACATGTAAATTGCAATCCAGAATGTGCAAATGATGCGTTGTGCGACTTTAGTAAAAAGTTTTATGCCAACGTAATTTTGGATGATAAGGCCGGATTTGATGGACCGAACGGAGATTGGTTTCTTATTGAGAAAGAATTGAAGCGAATTGGCGAGTGGAAAGAATAAATATGAGCTATACAAATCATAGCGGTGGATGTGCAGGTTCTGACATGGAATGGGAAAACCAAGGAATACCATATGGCGTAAAAACTATTGCATATTCTTTTGGCAATCATGTACAGTACGGTAAAAATCAATGTAAATTGACGCAGGAACAGTTGAATGAGGGATACGAAAAATGTAAAATTGCGGCTGAAACATTGAAACGACCTTGGAAATATATCGAAAATAAACCATATGTAAAAAACTTGATGGCAAGAAATTGGTTTCAGGTCAAGGGTGCAGATTGTGTATTTGCGGTTGGCAAGTTTGTAAAAAATTCAACCGCACTTGTAGATGGTGGAACTGGCTGGGCAGTGCAAATGGCAGTCGATAATTACGTTCCAATATACTTATTTGAGCAAAATGTCAATAGCTGGTTTGGCTTTGACTATTGTACAGATATAGATGGAGCACAACGCGAAAGACAGTTTATTCCATGCTTGTATCCTCCCACACTAACGAAAAATTTTGCTGGGATTGGAACGCGAGAAATTAACGAAAACGGAAAGCGTGCAATTACGGAGATTTATAAGCACACTTTTTCCCAGTGATTTCTTTTACAGATGCGCTTTTGTCGTATAGTCGAATTGCGCTATCTTTAATTTTATCCAAAAACCCCTTGGCTCTTAACATTTTAAACACGATGTTCTCTTCGGATAGTTCTCCGGAAGAATCCAACCCAGCTTGTCTGAATTTATAAAGTTTATCTAGTAGAGACTTAAGACCGGCTTCATCGTTAGAACTGATCAACGAGTTGATTTTGTTTTTGTATTCTTTATACTTCTTTTTGATTAACCCCACATTAAAATTCGGTTTTTCTTTAACTGGTGGAATCAACCATTTATCAGATAGCACAGAATATTCCGACGCAGACGTTGGTGTATATTCCACATCTTGCACATAAAGTTCAACGTCATGCCCCTTCATTGTTATGTTGTGAGTTTCATTCCACGGACGTTTGATGGCGTCAAATAATGTTTGAGCGTCCTCTTTTGACATATTCAACGTAGAATAGTCTGCGACAATATGTAAATCTATGTCGGAATACTGCGTCCAGTTATAATTTGTTATTGAACCTATAATAACAACATCTGTCGCTTTGATTTCTATTTCGTTGTTTAGTTTTAACTCTTTGATGAAATCCTGTGCAATTTTTAACAAGGATTTTCTTACTTCTCGGTTCAATTTTATTTGTCCGCTTTCGGCCACCCAAAGTTTTGGGCACAAGGTATCTCGATATAGTGGGTAATTCATTAGTTGGAATCTTAGATAAATGTCTTTAATTTGACTATACTACTTGCCGCATCTTTATGTTTTATAGCTACGCGATGTATGGATGGATTGTCCCACGCATCTATATTCTTTTGAGTATCATCTACGAGCAAGTGGGTCACACGTTTTCCAGTATGTGGTATGATATATTCGGGCTTCTTTATTCCCGCCGAAGCAATAATCACTTTTACATTTGGGTCGATGTGTTTGTGCGCCCATTCCGTTTTTTGCTGTATAATTTTTGCACCTTGACCCGCGCTCAACAAAACTGGCTGTGGATTTTTGAAATTTTGCTTGATGTAATCCCACAATATTTTTGCATCTGGCATTGGTTCCAACTCTATCCAAAATGTTGGTTTACTTGCAATTAGTTTCCAAAAGGAGCCCTTTCCATTTTTTGCTTCATATTCTTTTGGACTCAATCCACCCGAAAGTTCCTTGAATCCTTTTTCCATATCTGCAAGCACTCCATCCATATCCACGTAGCATTGAACTTGAAGCGGATTTTCATTTCCTTCCATTTCTTCTTTTAATAAGTGCTTTAACAATATATGCATATCTTATAAATATCATGATTTTGTTGAATGCACAAGTTTTTTCTTTGAGTTTTCCCAAACTATTTCAACACCATAACCGGCCAACATCAACTTATCTGTTTTAATGGCATCCTTGTCCCATTTTTCTTTTGCTGTCATGCGCAAAGACTTATTATAATAATCCGGTTGACATTTTGATGGATTGCAATGCCAATAATCACCGTAACATTCTATTGCTTTTTTTAACGATGGTATGTATATATCCACCGAACATCTTGCATCTTTTAGATATTCTTCCAACCGCGCGTCTGGATATTCTAATAAAACAAGATCATAAGTTTGTTTTTGAAACTTAGATATGCGTTTTCCGTTTGATAATATAGCAGATGGGCTATCAAAATAGCACGCTGTTCCGTATTTTCTCATACAAGTATTTGCAGCTTTTTCCGGGTTGTTGTATTTATAATTTCCGTATTTTTCTAGCTTGGTTTTTGATATTTTCAATCGAGACTTTTTTGAATTCATTGGATTGTTTGTTAAAAATATGTTTCTGCACATCTCTTTGTGCTCATTGGATTTCACATTACATTCATTTGAACAATATTGCTGCAATTTTCCAGACCTTGGGTGTAGTATTCTTTTATATCTATCAAACGGTTTATTGCAATTTAGGCAATTTACAATTTCGTGATTTTGCGATTTTCTCCAAGCATACATGGCTTTTGTGTCTATGAATCTTTTATTTCTGTGCTTCCAATCAACCGTGAAATATTTACCAGTCCATTCGCAAATTTTATTTATTGACTTCGGGTTTCCATAATTTGTTTTCATATAAACATAAATATACGACCCTGTAGGCAAAATGATGAAATCCTGCTATATAAAAAAGAAACCCACTTTTTAGTGGGTTTCTTGTAATCAATTTTTTATGATTTATGCGCCCGGAAAAACAGCACCGCTCGGGAGTACATTAAAATCAAGTACGATGAACTCTGCGGTGCGAGTTGGTTGGATATAAATCTGACCATACATGATACCACGATCAATCATGTCCGGAGTGTTGTTGGTGTCATCCATTACCACCTTGAAGGTGTAAATGCCACTGCGTTGTTGCACGCTCTCCAAATATGGATTCACGATATTCAAGAAACGTTGGCGTGTCGTAGACACGTTTTGCTCGAATACCAAGAACCGAGAAGAAGATGCGATGAATTTCTTCAATGCAATCAACAAACGGCGAACATTGATGCGGTCTAGTGCGGAAGGTAGGCGTTGTAGGGTCTTTTGTCCCCATGCTACTACACCTTGTCCCGGAAATGCCGCGATTGGATTTACACGGCCCTCGTAGAGAGAATCGCGTTCTGTGTGCGTTAGACGGTCCACAACTTGTACTGCGGTTGGGATTCCACCACGCCCCAGACCGGCTGGTGCAAACCATTCGGCGGAGACTTTATCGCTTGCAGCGAACACGCTCATCATTACAACGGACGGCGGCACTGGAATGATTTTGTTCGTGTTGGTTTCTATAATTTTAACCCATGGGTAATATGTAGCAGCATAGCTGGTATCAAACTCAGACGCCAAGTCAATCACGGTTTGGATTGATGTTTCTCCGGCCATTTGATTGTGTGTGATATCCATGATATAGAATGCGTCACCGCGTCTTTCACATGCATCAACAACCAACGATGCGACGTAAGAGTGATCGTCATAGTTAATACCCGGAGTTGTGATTAGATTAAAATCCCATTCATCTGAGTTCGATAGAGCAGCCAAACATTGTTTGTATGCGTAAGAACCGTTGGTCTTGTTTGTCGAGCAATCCAATCCTTGTTGGTTGGTTGGCAAGATTTCATTTCCAACCAGTACTGGAACTGATGGACTTTGGCCATCGAATCCACCTTGGAATCCAAGAATGAAGCGGCGCTTTTTGACGTTGGTGTTTTCGTTGGAAGCAATATATAGTGGAGACAATCCGCAATTTGTTTCTAGGTCGAAGCCAACGTTCGCATTTGCTGTCGCTCCCAATGGAAGCGGGCAGAAATATTGTTTGTTATCCAACTCAGGTCCGATTGAAGAACCATTTGGATACAAGGCGACAAGTTCTGAATCGCCATTGGCCGGTGCTGGATTGAATACAATACCGGAAGCATAACGACCCGGTTGAGCGGAGTACACAGATGCGCTGGTATATTGCATTGCTGCAAGTTTACCTAAGCGAGCATATTCTCCACCAATCGGCGAAGCGTATGGACCGAACCCGAATGGAATTGCGTCAATTGGCCATGGGGATGTTGCCATTTCTACGCGAATGCGTTTGCTCTTGTTCGAATAGTCGCCAAATTCAACAATCTTTCCGTTGAAGTCGATATACTTCCAAACATCACCAATCCGACGAGAAACATAATTGGAGCTATTAACATCCAAGTTTAGGTTGTCGTAACGTTCCAGCACTATTGGACGAGCGTCCGTGTCGGTGTATTCTCTCAACGCCAAGCTGAAAGAACCATATTTCGTTCCGGGAATCGAACCAGCGGAGCGAACATTGGAGATTTCAACCTTATATAGCGTGTTAGCATTTGTACCGTCGCTCAAAGTCTGTACTTTGAACAAATCGTATGCCGCCGGAGAAGACCCAAACGAGGCGCTAAAGGATGATACCAATTGCGAACGGATGAATGGAGTATAAGCATTAGTCAAATCGAATTGTGAGGTTCCAACATCTGGAGTCACGCCATCTGTGAATGCCATATTATCAACAGCGGTAACTTTAATCTGCCAGCTACCAGAAGCCAACATTTCGTCGATGACTTGTTTTGTCTTGTTCTTGAAGTTTGCGTATGTGTATGCAACTTCTAATTTTTGTCCTGATGCTACTGGGTAATAACCAGCTTTCGCGTCGGTGCCAAATACCGAAGTGATATACGAACTTGCGCCTTGGTCCAATGAGAATTCATAGGTTCCGTAGGATGCGCTAGTATAAACATTCAATCCCGTGTCGAAATGCGACTCGTTCAATTGTAGCCGATAATCAGCACCAACGACCGATGAATCTTTCGGTGTCAATACCGAGCCACTGAATCCGTATAGATTTTGGCCGCGGTCATAAGAAGTATTTGCTAAAACCGCCAGAACAACTTCGTCGCTGCCGGATGTGGCGTACGATGCGCTACCACATGCGTCTTCCGTCGATACGTCCCACGGAGTAAATACTGCTGTATTTAATGCACCATATGATCCGCTTAGATTACCAACAACTTCAAGTTGCGTGTTACAACCATCCACGAGATTCAGTACGAACGAAGAACTGATCAGCGCAGAAGGTGCGGCGAGATTTGTATTTACAATCGCCAATGAGTTGACCGACGAAGAAATAAATGTACTGCCGTTTGAATCTGTTAATCCAGCAGTTGTGATGAATTCCACGTCGCCTACGAGAACGGTAGAGCCGGAATATATACCACTTGAGAATTTCAACGACAGAGAACCGGAGATGATAAATTCACCCGGAGTGCTTGTGTATGTTGTGGTAGCTCCAAGAACAGTGCCGGTAAAAGAACCAGATTCGGTGAATCTTGCATATTGTCCCGGAACTGCGCTGATGACCAATGCATTTTTTTGTTCATATCCGCCAAGACCACCAACGCGACAGATTGTCACTTGGTTTTGCTGGCGAAAATATTGCTGCGCCGTGATTGGTCCATACAATGTACCATCCGGGTCTCCGAAGATGCTTACTAAATCGGCTTCGCTCGTTACTATCGTAGGAGAAAATCCCGGACCCTTATTGAAGGGTGCCACGATTACTCCGCCAATTGCGGCGACGCCTTGTGCAAGAAACGTTTGGTCTATTTCTCGGGTAAATACTCCCGGTGAGACGATACGTTCCGAAGGGCTGTAATTTCCATTTTGTTCAATTGCCATATGTTTTTTCTCCTATTAAAGTTAGATAAAAAGTCTATATATAAGTATGTTAGAAAAACTCAAAACATAAAAAATATAAGAAAAAGTACTTTCTTGTTATATTTTAATTATTAGACTTTTTTCGGGGTAAAAATCCCGGTTTCATTGTCGTAATTTCCTTCTCCGTACTTGGCCACTATCCTGTCAAGAAATGTTTTTTCGGATGTTTCGGTAAAAGACAATCTGTCCAATATCATAGTTTCGGACTTTTTGATATCTCGCTTTTGTAACTCTATTCTTCCCAATTCGACCGTGATTTGGTCATATGTGTTCCGCAAGGCGACTAGTTCTTTTACTTCTTCGTCGGTAAACTTGATTTGATTTGGTTGTGTTGATTTTAATTCCATATATATGTAAATTTATTGTTCTTGTATATATATACATATGAAAATCAAAACGCATAAATTATGAACCAAGCAACAAGAAATTATAATTTATCTGCATTTAAAGGTAGCAAAAATGTAATGCGACAGAATAAAAATTCTCCATACAAAGGAATTCCGCCCGATAAAGCCCAAATATTGTATGAACTAGAAAAACGCCGAAAGCAAGCAAATGTTCTTTCGAGTGGATTTATAGGAGAAAAAAATTTAATATATTACTGTGCATTTGGTGCGGACTATATTTCTTTGCTAGAAATGTCTTTAAAGTCGATTTCTTCGGCCACACCATTTGACGTATTAATTATAACAGATTCACCGACGAAGAAAATGATATGTTCGTTGGAGTGTATCTCACAGCGTAATATTTTATTTCATGAAGTGGAATCCCCGATTGACGGAGTGGAAGCGAGTATGAAAAAATTGGAGATATTTGATTTTAAAAATATAAATGAGTACAAGAGAATATTATTTTTAGACGCCGATATAATTTGCGTGGGAGAAATCTCAAAATTGTTCTTAGAAGAACCGGATAACTTTTTTCACGCAAAGCGGTCCCCCATATTAAATGCAAACTCCCCCCAGCTGATTGATGTGTATAAGTCTTGCACAATAACACACAGTTTAGCATTTTTTAGCGCCACAGATTTAAAATTGTTAAAAACTAATGACCTAGAAATATTTAACGCTGGTCAGTTTTTTTTCTACAATACTCTATCTATGCAAAATCATTTTGAAAATATACGATGGCTGGCGAACGTTTGGCCATCTATATATTTTTTTGAGCAATCTTTTATGAATCATTATTTTGTATATGGGGAATTGGTTAAATACGACCTACTCGACGATATTGTTGCTATAACAACCGTAAAACCCGCCGTATCGTGTGCCAAAGACTTGTATGAAAAACAGCACATTGACGACACTGCATTGATTCATTTTGCGGGGACGCCCACGGACGGAAAAAATAAATATATTTTTATTTTAAATTACTGCAAAAAACACAATATAGTATGCCATTAAATAAAATCTACAACATACTCCACGTTCATATACCAAAATGCGCCGGAACGTCGATTGAAAATATACTAGATATCAGTACGGCGGAGCATTTTTATACAACCGAAAAAAATAATTCGTTTTTACAAATAACTGGTATTGATGCGTTTAGTGACATAGAATATAGAATGTGCATGTCAAAAAGTATGCAACACTATAGTCTATTGGAATTAAAAAAAATTTTAGGTGCGGAAGAGTTTAGTAAATACAGAAAAATAACAGTCGTTAGAAATCCATATGATAGACTGGTGTCTGCATATCACTTTTCTGTGTTTGGATACAAACATAATGTCCCATTCTCTGAATTTGTTTTTAATTCTCTGTCAATGAATCCAGCCACGAGAAATTGGCTATATGACGGCCACCTAGAAACCCAATTTTCTTATTTGGCAAACGAGCGCGGAAATTTATTGGATATTGATAAAATCTACAAGTTTGAAAATATGGACGAATGTATTTCCGATTTACTAATACTCACGGGAAAAAATAAATTTCCGCACATTTTAAAATCGACAGACAAAATGGATTTTTTATCATATTATACTCCAGAAATAAAAAAAAATGTCTATAATTTTTATAAAATAGATTTTGATTCTTTCGGTTATAACTATTAATAAAACGGATTTATATATTTTTCTAAAAATATAAGTGCAACTCCACTGCCTCCGAGGGGAACGTCATCGGGTAAACTATTTCCACCCGAACCACCTCCCGTATTTGTTTGTCCGTTTTGCGCAGATACTGTGTTGGCGATAGTTCCCACGTAATATGTGTATGAACCACTTCCTCCGCCTCCCAATCCGCCGGGATAAGATACCGACGAATCAACTTCCCACCACGTTCCGCCCCCGCCGCCTCCGCCAAGGTAACCAACTTCGTATCCGTTAGTAGCCTTATAGTTTATTCCAATTCCGCCGGAAGGATACGGTGAACCGAATGAACCAGTTGCAAGTGCGCCGCCTCCGCCGCCCGCACTGTCCGTGCTTCCCGTTCCTCCCGGACTTCCATATCCGCCGAAAGTGCTGCCGGGTTGAGTTCCAGAACCGCCCGCGTAGGATGCTCCACTACCACCACCGCCACCAGAGCCACCGCTTGACCCAACAGAATTTCTCGCGCCACCAGAACCTCCTCCGGACGCCGTTACAAAAAACCCCACCGTCGCAGTTCCCGAGCCACCGGAACCAGCGCCGATAGTTATTAGGTAAGAGCTTCCGCTCAAAAATGAAAAATTTTTTATCACTACTCCACCAGCGCCGCCTCCGCCATTGCCACCACCACCACCACCCCCGACCAGCACAAAAAATCCATTACACGTTGAAGGAGAAGTCCATGTGGCAGAAGAGTTTATTTCTATTCGTTGGTAACTAGATATATACGGAAATACAAACCGCTTTGATATTGTTTTATTTGTTATTAATGATACTGACATGATTAATATCCTCCATATGTATAATAAAAAATATAAACTACTCCCGACCCACCATTACCAGCAGATTCGAAGGTATATCCTTTTCCACCACCACCACCGCCGGTGTTCGGATTTCCCGATTGCGGTTTGCCCGCATATATACCAGTACCAGTTGCGTTTCCCCCACCTCCAACTCCCCCCACGCCACCGGCAGTGTTGGATAAATATGCCTGCCCACCTCCTCCGCCGCCGCCTACCGTGACCGAAAATGGTCCAAGCGCATACCCGAGACCAGCGCCACCGGCCCCCCCTTCACTTCCACCGCTCGCCCCTCGCCCGCCGCCGCCGCCGCCCGTAGTGCCTGTGCCATAGTCTGTGCCCGACCCACCTGTAAATCCATATCCTCCACCGGTTCCTCCGGGACGAGTTCCGTTTGCCAGAAAACTTCCCGCGCCGCCGCCACCCGAGCCTTGCAATACTCCCACCGGAGTAGCGGAACTTGCATTCCCGTTTCCGGTATTTATTCCATATGCGCCACCGGCTCCTCCCGCCGATGCAGTCATAGAAAATGCTTCAGTTCTACTTCCACCGGAGCCGATGACTATTGGATATTGCGCGCTTGAAGTAAATTGAACCGATGCGGTGTGTGCTGCACCGCCTCCCCCACCGCCACTCGCCCAAATATTGTTGTTACCCGCATTTCCGCCTCCGCCAACCACTAACACTAAAAATGTTGAACCGGATATTGCTCTTGGAGCTGTCCATGTCATGGAACCTGTTATCATCACCAAAGTTGGTGTAATCAACCCAACGACCAAGCGTCTGGAAATTAATCTGTTTGAATATAAACCAGATGACATTTTTTAAGATTCTTCCCATTTCAATAAATCTTCGTTCCAATTATATACTTTTTTATAAAAATCCGGCGGATATTTTACTGGGGCTATCCAATTAAGTTTTTTTGGTCCTAATACTATATTGTTATTTTCATCAAGATATTCTTGATACGAAGGTTGTAATAACCAAGATGGATATGGTTGCGATGGATAAAAAACGTCTCTTTCTTTGTCGTACACAAAGCCGGGTTGAGCAAACATATTTCTTATTCTGCTATTATACGAGGTCTGTATCCAATTTGCTGGGTCGCCCACTGCACCACTATCTATGAAATCTTGTTCGGCAACAATTACTCGTTCCACTCTACCATTTATTACTTCTGCAAAGTGTGACATAATAAAATTATGTTATTTCCGAACCAAAAACATTAAATGCTATGTCTGATGTACTACCCGACCCAATCAGCACATTGCTTCCCGACATTGTTATTCCAAGAGTGAGTACAATAGTGTCATTTGCGGGAACAATTGAATCATTTGCTAGATAATGATTATTAGCAAGAGTTGTTGCCGCGGTAGGTTTCAATATTAACTTAAAAGTTCTAGAACCAGTTGTTATATTTGCCACCGACACTGTAGATATCACAGCGTTTCCAGTAGTCGGTACTGTATATAATGTTGCACCGGCTGTACTAGGTGCTGCGCTTCCTAAAATTTTATATGTTGTTGGCATAGATTTCTATGTCTATATATATAACCCAAAGATTGTATTTTTCGGATTAAGTTCCAGAACTTCCGACCAAATTGCTCGTGCCTAAATCTACGACCGTTGGAGTCAAAAAGTTTGCTCCTGTGTTACCATAAACCTTATTATACATAGAACTGGATTCCAAATAAAAATGGGTGGAACCGCCGCGCAAAATATTGGCAGTCATGACGTTGGCCGACCCAGTGAACCCACCAACATAAACAGAGGGGCCGGACCCAGCATTGTATAAAGTATTACCAATCAGATTTCCTTCATATGCGTTATTATAACTAATCAAGCTTCCGGACCCATCACAAATTAAGAAATTATTTGTGATATAATGTCCTTCAACATTGTTTAAAGATATTGGAGTTCCGGAATTTCTTGAGTCGATGTGGCTATTGGTTAAAGTTAATAGTGCAATTCTTCCTGCGACCGGGCGATTTGCCCAATCCAATCCAGCAATTGCAGTAAATCCTCCATTACCGGCTGCATAAATTCCTCGTCTTACTGGAACCATGAATAATTGGTTCATTAATAATCCTTCGGTATTCTGCCCAGCAGAAGAATAATCTGCGGTATTTACATAAATGCCCGTGTCCCAGAAATTAAATTGAGATTGATGAATAGTGCCATTGACGCACATTCTTTTAATTTCTAATGCGCTGCCTGTATAAGCTGCGGCGTTTCCTACCACCATTGCCTTATTAATTTGGAAATTCCATGCCGATTCTAATACAATTCCATTTGACCAATAATTTGAACCGTCCGAAAGAATATGAACATCATTGATAATAACGGATGTATTTTGATGTGCTGACACACTCGTTGTTCCATATGTTACTGTGATGGCAGTTTGTGTTGTAGTATTTGCCCACAATCCAATTTTATCTATTAACACTTGATAAATTTGGTCGCCGGTTCCGCCGTTATCCATGTTGAAATATATTCCGTTGGCCGAACCATTTTGTTTTATTATTGAGACGTTTGAGCCATTTCCAACCAATGCGATGTCGCATTGTGGATTGCTAGGAACAATGACGGATGATGAAATAGAATATATTCCGTCTGGAAAATATACTGTTCCTCCGCCGGACATTACGGACGCGCTGACAGCCGCTAATATTGCAGAAGTATCGTCGGTTGTTCCATTTCCGATTGCACCATAATCTCTTACATTAAAAGTGTCTGCTTTTACCCAAGATGTTTGAGTAACTGGATTGGTTAAACTTGACGCGGTGTTCTTTACTAATCTGGAATATAAAGAACCAGTTTTTGCTATAGATGTTAGTGCATAGCTTGAAGTGTTTGCTTGCCCAGAAAAACTTGCCGACGTAACCGTCAATGAAAAACTCGAAGTTACACTGTTGCTAGATGATATGCTCGTAGTAGAAAAACTTGCCGATATCGAATAACTGGCGGAAGTAGAAGTTGCAGAAAAGCTAGAAGATTTTGATGCATCAGAATAACTTGCACTTGTTGTAGTTAACGAATAACTCGATGTGCTAGAATAACTTGCACTTGTTGCGTTAGATGTAGTTAATGCAAAACTTGATGATATAGAATAACTTGCACTTGTTGTAGTCGATGTGTAACTGGCTGATATTGCGTAGCTTGCACTCGCCGCCGTCGTTGAATAGCTCGCACTTTTTGTGGAAGATGCATAACTCGAAGAAATTGAATAGCTCGACACCGATGCAGTTTCCGAGTAACTAGCACTGGTTGATGTTGTTGAATTTACAATCCACGTGCTTCCGGATTTTATCCAATAATTTCCAACCGAGTCAAACGATTCTGCTCCATTGTCCCCACGAGGATCAGATGAACTTGTTACTGCCGGAAAAATCCATCTATTTTTTCCTAGATGATATGAAGCAGAAGTCTCGGATATTTTTACATTGATTGTCTGTCCGCTTCCATTTAATCCCAACCCAACGAGAAAACTCCCCAAACCTAGAGAATTTGTATTTTCGAACTGCGACATTTTTGTTGGAAGTGTATTTGACATAAATTTATATGTATATAATTATTATAACTATCGACAAAGAACGCGCATATTGTTTATTATAATAGAGCCACGCCCAAATATCCAGCAGCAATATTTTCTATATAATTATTGTCTGGTCCGCTTGGCCAATTTTCCCATTGATCTAATGACATTTGAATGTCCCCCGATTCAAGAACGTGTCCAATATCTGTCAAAATTTGCCATTTTATATTTATCGCCGGATTTCCATAAACAGAAATTACTTCAAGATAATTTCCAATTCCCGCTCTGTATGTTAAAGATTGTATTTGTATTTTCATATTCTTTTTATATTTTAGATGAATGCATTACCATGACATGATCATTACCATTCCCGGCCCACCGTTGCCTCCTCTGCCAGCAGTTACACCAGCGCCGCCGCCACCACCGCCAGAACCTATGCCTCCACTATTACCATCTCCGCCTGTAGTGTCGTTTGTACCGCCCCCAGCCCCACCAGAACTGCGAAACGGCTTCCATACATTCACACCGGCACTTCCGCGACCGCCTGTGGCCGCTCCACCCGCAGCAACCGCACCTGCTGTTGTTGGCCAGTTCAAATATGTAAAACTCGTTGCTATACCGGCTGCGGTTAATGCTCCGCCCGCTGCCGTACCTCCGGTCGAAGATGCGCCGCCCGCACCGCCGGATATTGGCACAGATCCCCAAACACTCAATGAGTTACCGGTAGTATTGCCGGTGCCATTTGTTCCAAGTTGACCATTTTGACCTGCACTTCCAGAGAAAATGCCAAAAGCAGCGCCAACGGTAATAGTGGATATGGTACCAGCTACACCAAACGCTGCCGTTCCTGTTGCAGCAGCACCGCCGCCACCACCGGCAGCGACAGCATTTGATCGAATCAATACATTTTGAGTTTCCAATATTGAAGAAAATGAAACATATGATATACCACCAGCTATACCAGCGGTGCTCGCGGCACCGCCTTGACCTCCATCACCGGCCAATATATACAAAATATCTGGCAGAAAAAATGATGGTATTGTCAATCTGGCCAAGCCACCGCTGCCACCGCTGCCTCCGCCGCCTCCGTCTCCGCCAGCTGTCCGCTGAAATCCACCACCGCCACCACTGCCACCACCTATAGCAAGTATGCTGACCATACTAGAATATTTTGGCTTGTTCCAAATTTTCCAATTGTCATTACTGCCACCAGTTCCTATTCCACCAACAAATAATTGAACATCGCAATTACTTGGATACGGTAGATCATTGAGATCACTGGGAGTTGATGGATAATGTATCATATTTTACCATGAGAATATAGCAACAAGTCCATTGCCACCATTTCCGCCACGTCCTCCAACGAGTCCTGCTCCACCACCACCGCCTCCACATCCTATACCTCCTCTACCACCGTCACCTCCTGTGGATGTTGTACCAGTTCCTCCACCGGCACCTCCAGTTTGATAAAATGGATTCAACAAAGAAACACCGGCACTTCCTATATTTGCCGACGTTGATCCGGCAGTACCACCAAGTGCAAGTGCTCCAGCCGTAATCGGGAAATTCAAATTTGTAAAATTTATTGCAGATGTCGCGGTGATATTTCCACCGTTACTAGTACCAGAATCATTCGGTCCACCACCACCACCTGCACCGGGACTCATGGGCAGAGCGGCCCAAGCAGTAACCGAAGTTCCGTTTCCACCGGCAACCGCGCCTCCAGTAACTCCAATCAATCCAACCGTAGACGCAAAAATTCCAATTGAACCTTCAACTGAAGTTCCTGCAATCGTTGGAATACTGCCAACAGTACCAACCAGCGTTAGTGTACCAGCACCACCGCCACCGGGCGCATTGGTGTTGGAAGACAGTAAACTATTTTGAGCAAGAAACGCAAGAGGAGAAAACAATATATAAGAATTGGTGCCCGCAGAACCGGCGGCACCGGCGGCACCGCCCAACCCACCTTGCCCAACTTGTACATATAATGTATCTGGTAATAAAAAACTCGGAACCATCAATCTTGCTATCCCAGAACATGCACCACCGCCTCCTCCACCTCCGTTCGTACCAGATGCTTTGGTATGCCCGCCGCCACCTCCGCCACCACCGGAAATAGCAATCATATATGACATGGTTGTACCACGCGGTTTTATCCACGGTTGATGATTTATGGTGGATTGATTGTTGGCATGAAATATCTGAACATCCCCTTTGAAATTTGAGGGAATGCCAAATACATCTAGTTGTGTAGCAGGAAAATTCATAACTATTTATATATTTTTTTAGTAATCGCTGGCTATCACAAATGCTTTCCAATTTTGATTGGCTGTTTGCGCAGCATGTTGAGACACAAGAATGTATGTGTTTGCTGGCATTGCAAAATTTAGCGGAAGTTCATAAAAGTTTGTGGCGTTTGTAGCATTGGCAGCTGCGAGCGCACCCACGGAAATTTCTCCAAGAAGTGCGGCATCTGCGGCAACTAGAGTGCCAGTTCCAACTGTGCTATAAAATGTTCTCAACACTGTTGCAATGCCTGTTGTTGGTGCAGTGGCAACAGAAAAGAATCTTACTTTTTGAACAAAGCTGCCAGAAGGACCAGCAGTGAAACTAAGAAATAAATTTGTTCCAACTGTACCAACGCCATCACTTCTTGGGGAAGTGGCAGTTTGTGTTATATTTCCTGTGCCTATTCTTGGCGTCAGTCCGAATATTGGTGATGTATTTTGTGCCATAATATTTTATAAGTTGTGTCGTTGTTTATATATATATCAAATCATTCTGTTTGGATATGCTATAAATAGTGCTAAAACTTGTTGAGATGTTATACCAGTAGTTCCTCCACCGCCTCCACCACCATTCAAAGCATATGAAGCAGTAATAGAATATGAAGATGTACCAAGAAGACCAAGAGAAGCAGTTACGCTTCCAAATGTGACATCGTTTGAACTGTCGAACGCTGTGCCACCACCATTACTTAATTGAGCACTGCTTGAAACTGTTCCGGCAGGAATTGTCCCGGATGTTCCACTTGACCCGTTTGTCCCGGAAGTTCCGGATGAACCGTTTGTGCCACTTGAACCAGAAGTTCCCGATGAGCCGTTCGTGCCGCTTGTGCCATTCGTTCCACTTGTTCCGTTTGTGCCGGACGTTCCCGACGACCCATTGGTGCCGCTCGTGCCATTGGTACCAGACGTTCCACTCGAACCGTTTGTCCCGGAAGTTCCGGATGAACCGTTTGTGCCACTTGAACCAGAAGTTCCACTCGAACCGTTGGTACCGCTTGTTCCGTTTGTGCCAGACGTTCCCGACGACCCATTGGTGCCGCTCGTGCCATTGGTACCGGACGTTCCACTCGAACCGTTGGTACCGCTTGTACCACTTGACCCATTGGTACCAGATGTTCCACTTGACCCGTTTGTTCCAGATGTACCGGACGAACCATTCGTGCCGCTTGTTCCGTTGGTACCCGAGGTTCCGGACGACCCGTTTGTCCCAGACGTTCCACTCGAACCGTTGGTACCGCTTGTTCCATTTGTGCCAGACGTTCCCGACGACCCATTGGTGCCGCTCGTGCCATTGGTACCAGACGTTCCACTCGAACCGTTGGTACCGCTTGTACCACTTGACCCATTGGTACCAGAAGTTCCATTCGTACCAGACGTTCCACTCGAACCGTTGGTACCGCTTGTTCCATTTGTGCCAGACGTTCCCGACGACCCATTGGTGCCGCTCGTGCCATTGGTACCAGACGTTCCACTCGAACCGTTGGTACCGCTTGTTCCATTTGTGCCAGACGTTCCCGACGACCCATTCGTACCAGACGTTCCACTCGAACCGTTGGTGCCATTCGTTCCGCTTGTGCCATTCGTTCCGCTTGTGCCATTGGTACCCGACGTTCCGCTTGTGCCATTGGTACCGCTACCACCACCACCATTCAAAGCATAACTTGCAGTTAGTGCATATGAAGATGATCCATGTGTATATGCTGCATCAACAACGTTTATATTTGGACCAAATTGATATGTGCTGGTTGTTCTGCCGCCCATCAATGTTACATTTTGTGATTGGGCCGCGTCGATTGAATATGTACTTCCTGTGGAATAGATATGGCAATCTTGAAGTGTAAGAGTTTTGTTGCTTGTTCCTGAACCGAAATATATTACAGGACTTGATCCAGTTGAAATAAGCCTCCCAATGTACGAATTTCTAAAAATGACATTGGACGCATTGCTTCCCGTTATTAACACGGGACTTGAATCGTATTGAGAAACTGTATCGAAGTTAAACATACCTTCCAGCGCAACTGTTCCATTTATATCAAGCCACATTCCATATGGTTGATTGTTATTTGTCTGAACGATGCTATAATCTCTAGGAAGTTTTAAGTATATATTTCCACCACCATTTTTTGCAATAATTGGTGTAACAACGCTTGAATTTATTGCATTTTCTATGGACAACGATATATTGGCACCAGCAGGATCAGCAACAATCATAGTAAACATGTCAGAATCTACAAGTTGGCTTATGTTTATTACCGTTCTTCCACCACTTGACACAGTACTTTTAACTATACCATTTGAACTGAAAAACGCCTGTTCTATATTGACATTGCAATAATTTGCAAAACCAATTCCTTTCACGAGCGGAGCACCTAGGTATGAAACTCCAGTCAAGCCTTTATTCAAAACAAAAGTATGGGCATTGATTGTTGCTCCTATGCTATAGTTTGATCCTTCAATATCTATTGCACATGCACTACTGTTGTAATTAGTACTGTCCATACCGGCAATAATCTTATATACATCAATATTGATATAAGATCCGCCAGAAATAGTTGATCCGTTGACTCCGTTGGAATACATTCCTATCAAAGTTGCTCTTGAACTTGCCGGAGCGTAGTTAATTGTTGCGTCAATCGTACCGGGACCAGATACTTTTATTTGAATTAGTGTACTGGCACTTGAGCCAGTAAGATAAAACAATGGAACTGCACTAGAAGGATTTAGTTTTAATGTTGATCCTTCTGATAGATAATAGTTCAACGACTTAATCAATCCCGAGGCTGTTGCTACACCATTTAAAAGATATATAGATTGACTCACTGCACCAGCACTTTCAGCGGCAGCAATAGATCTGTATGTATACTGTAAACTTCCCGATTTGGCCGTTGAGTCATTACCATTTACTGGATCAACAAATAGCGTGTCTGTTATTCTTATATTTGTATCAAATGCAAGTGATGCTGTTGTAGCATATGAAGAACTTAATGCTTGAATAGCATAACTGCTCGTACCAAACAAAGATGCTGTGACACCACCATTAGCCAAAATACTTCCCGTGATTGTAAATACATTATCTGAATAAATCAAATTTGCTGATGCGGTGGCAGCATTAACCGAGCCGTCAGACAATATTACTCGTCCTATGCTTGGGCTATTGATTGTTGTAAATCCTGCACCAGATGTTCCACTTGAACCGTTTGTGCCAGATGTTCCACTTGAACCGTTTGTGCCAGAGGTTCCACTTGTTCCATTCGTACCCGACGTTCCACTTGAACCATTGGTGCCGCTCGTTCCGTTGGTGCCGGACGTGCCACTTGAACCGTTTGTGCCGGACGTGCCACTTGAACCGTTTGTGCCGGACGTGCCACTTGAACCGTTTGTGCCGGACGTGCCACTTGAACCGTTTGTGCCGGACGTGCCACTTGAACCGTTTGTGCCAGAGGTTCCGCTTGTTCCATTCGTACCCGACGTTCCACTTGAACCATTGGTGCCGCTCGTTCCGTTGGTGCCGGACGTGCCGCTCGAACCGTTTGTACCCGACGTACCGTTGGTGCCGGACGTGCCGCTCGAACCGTTTGTACCCGACGTACCGTTGGTGCCGGACGTGCCACTTGAACCGTTTGTACCCGACGTACCGTTTGTGCCACTTGTGCCGCTCGAACCGTTTGTACCCGACGTACCGTTGGTGCCGGACGTGCCACTTGAACCATTGGTGCCGCTCGTTCCGTTGGTGCCGGAAGTTCCATTCGTACCAGATGTTCCACTCGAACCGTTGGTACCACTTGTCCCATTGGTACCCGAAGTTCCATTCGTACCAGATGTTCCACTCGACCCGTTTGTTCCGGAAGTACCGGACGACCCGTTGGTGCCGCTTGTTCCATTGGTACCCGAAGTTCCGCTTGTGCCACTATAACTCAACGCATAACTTGCAGTAATTGAATATGACGCAGTTCCACTCAATGAACCTGTGATCGAAGCTATCTCTGCCTCGCTTCCACTTATTATATTTGTAAATACTGTGTAATTAGACATGTGTTATTTTACAATGTATATATAGTGCCAAGAGTTGCGTTTCCTACTCTCGCGGTGCTATTATTAGTAGCATCTCCGCCAACTGTAATAAGTCTCAGTGTTACAATACCTTTAGCACCCGACACGATGGCTTCTTTGCCTGTATATGCCGAACCTGCTGCGTTCAGAGCAACCGTCGGATAATTTGTAACATTGGAAGTCAAATAGTTCCATGTAACTTCATCTGTTGAATATTGCACTCTTATTTGCGGTCCGGTCAAAATAGATGCCCGTTCAACTCTCAGACTTAGACTGCATGAAGATACATATGTCAAATCTGTTTTTATACGAAGTTCTGTTCCAATTTCTGTTACGGCAGCGACCAATCTTGTCAATGTCACTGTTTGTCCAGCGGTTGATATAAATGGTATATAACTTGCAATCTCACGCCCGGTGTTTGCCGTACTTGATGCATATGATGCAGTTGTAGCAAAAGAACCGCTTACAACAAATGATGCGGTTGTTGCATAAGATGCACTAATTGATGTCTGCGCAGATTCGGCATTTGTTGTATAAGAAGATGTTATTGCTTTTTCTGCCCAACTTGATGTTCCAAGCAACGAACCTGTAAATGTTGAAGTTATTGTACTTGCGTTGGTGATATTATAACCACCCATGTTCAAGTTTCCATCCATTGCTCTTACACCAGAGACCAATAGATATTGCTTATGATTATCGGCAGTCAGTCCAAGCAAATTGCCATGAACAGATGCAGCATTTACACCACCCGCTTTGAATCCAATTACTGGGCGAATATCTTCCACTTGAATAATATTCGCCGATCCGGATTGTACATATACAGATGCAATAGGAACAATTGCATATTTAAAATAAGTGGGCGGTATTGGCAATCCCGCATTTTCTGCCAAAAGCAGTGATGTGTATTGATCTTGTCCAATTACCATCATATATTTTTCATCCACGCCTTGTCCAATTGCATATAATGTATGCTTTGTGTATGCAGATGATGACAACGGAACCAACACACTTGAACCAGAATCATATACATTACCAACTACCGTGGATGTTGTGCTTCTATCCCAAGCAGACGCACTTCTGAAGTATTGTGAAAATGTTATACCATTACCACCGGACGGATCAAAGCGATTTTCTGAGAAGTAATATGTACCAGCAGTTACATTCAACTTATAAGAACCGCTATCTGTTACAATAGATCCATTTGAATATACAGAACCAAGAGCAACTTTATTGAACTCCGACAACTTGTTTGCAGTATGTTCGCCATCATACCGAGATTGTGCAATTATCTCTATACCAGCACCGTTTGTGATTACTCTTCCAAGAACAATATTTGTTATATAATTAACTTCGGACAGTGAATATGCCAACGTGCCTGTGTCGTCGATATGAATATAACATTCGGAATGTGATGGAAGTACAAGACTACTATCAATCCAATCATATCGGTGATATGAACTTGAATTTACAGAATCTTGTAGATATCCAAATCCCGCTTCTGTATTGATAGTAAAACTACCAGATGTTGTAATTGTGCCACCTTGCATCACACCCATCGGACTGCCCTTGAAGATTAGAGTTGATGCATCTGTGTGTGTACCGTCATCGAATGTTACCGAGACTTTTCTTGTTATATCAAGTTCACCGTCTGTTTTATCCAAGAAATTCCAGAAGAAGTCATTGCTTGCATTATTGATCATCGCGTGATCGGCAGTTCCTTGGAATCTGCCCGACGCATTAGGATGCAATACATTGAAGTCATAATTCACGGAGTCGTGAATCATCGATCCCACAATATCAAAACTTGAAGAGTTGCCAAAATTCAATACTTGAACTCCGGTTCCCCAATTTTGAATATCAAGAGAAGTGCCCTCTGTATTTGCCCCGGCTGACAATCTCAATGCAATTGAATTTGCGTCATCTTCTCCTTGTAACACGGAAGCCCGAAGGTCTAATTCGGCTGTACCAATTACGTCGTTGGCTATTAGATTTACCGACCCACTTGGATATTGATAATAATTTTCAAGGTTTGTCAACGCATAAAATCCATTGGAGCCGCTTGAAATTGTGCCGTATGAATATGTTCCATTGAAATCAATATATTCACCGAAAAATTGTGTATCTTGCGTTCTTGCTACAACTTTTATGTTAGTATCGCAATTATAAAAAGAAATCTTATGA